TGACGGGCGCGCCACATTCGCAAGTGAATAAGCCCTTGATATCGTTGGACTTGGACATGACCGAAGACCCCCTTTCGTATAGGGACGTACCAATTGGAAATAAATATAAAGCATAGTAGAACGTTTATGTAAATTACCGCAAGGATTGTTATGCTATGTATTCTATTTATTTCCAGGAGTGCCGAGGGGAAGTGGAATCGAGCGTGCGGCGGCTCTGGCCTTGCGTGACCGTCTCGCGGCGCGTAGTGTGAGCAAATGCTTACCGCCCAGCAGGAAGCGTTTTGCCACCATTTCGTTGTCCACCGGAACAACACGGCGGCGTATCGCGCGGCTTATGACGCCTCGGAAATGACGTCTAAGAACGTCCACGAGAAAGCATGTCTGCTGCGAAAAAATTATAAGGTTGCGGCAAGGATCATGGAATTGGAGCGTATCGGCCTAGAGGAGTCCGGGCTGACGCACCAACTGGCCGATCTGTTCCGTCGCGAGCTGGCCCTGTCGCTGGCGGATCCTTCCGAGCTGACCGTCGTGCGCGTGGGGAATTGCCGCTACTGCAACGGCGACGATTTCCGATATCGCTGGGCGGACGATGAGTTTGCCGAGGCGGTCGGCCGGGCCGAATCGATCGACGCCCCGTTGCCCGACATTGCCGGCGGCCTGGGGTTCCGGCCGTTCCATGACCCGCGGCCCGACTGCCCCCAGTGCGGCGGCCTGGGTGTCCCTCATGCGGGGTTCAAGCCGACTGACGAGCTCTCGCCTATGGGCCGGCTGCTGTTCCGGGGCGTGAAGAAAACGCGCGACGGCCTGGAGGTGTTGCTGGCGGACCAACAGAAGGCTACGGACAACGTGATCCGCATGTCTGGCGGCTTCAAAGACAACGTCAACCTGACCGCCACGCTGGCCGCCGCGGTGCAGCAGCTCCCGCCCGACGCCACGCCCGAGACGGCCACGCGGGCATACGAGGCGCTTGTGCGCGGCGGCAAACCGGGCTAACGGTGGTGTCTCACTAGCGGGAGACACACGCACATGCACGCTCTGGATATCGCCCTCGGGGGCTTCGCCGCGGTCCTACTGGTCGCCGGCCTCGCCTGCCTCCGATTCGCCCTGACGTGGCGACCCGAACCGGACCGCGCGCCCAGGCGGCACGTCAGTGAGGGGGACAGCTAGGATGGACGCGATTGGACCGGGCGATTGGGTTGAGGCGCTCCATAGCCGCCCGGGGGACGTGGACGCCCGCGAGATCACGGCAGGTGGTCTCTATTGCGTGGAGGAAGTAGACCACGAACCTTGCGTATGTTTCCGTTGTGGGGATGAAGGCCCGGGGTTTTCCTTAGTTGGCGATCCTCCCGGCTCGCTCGTAAATTCCGCATGGTGCGGATGCGACTTCAAGCCGATTTATCGTCCCAAGGCGGACCTGATCGAAACGCTCATGACGCCGGTGTCGCTCGGTGTGCCCGCATGACCGCCCTCGCACCCACCACACGACGCGCCCAGGCCGCTGCAGCGAAACGCGCCGCGCTCCTCGCCACGGCCCGCGAGCTGTTCAACGCCCACCCGTACGCCGACGTCACCATGCGCGTGCTCGCCCGAGCGGCGGGCGTGTCGACGGGCAACCTGTTCACGTACTGGTCCGATAAGTGGGGGCTGTACGTGGAGGCCGTGGGGCATCCGCCGATCACGCCGGAACAGGGGCGACGGTTGCTCGCGCTGGCGGTGGCCGGCGGACAGGGCGACCAGGCTTGGGAGGTGGTGAATGGATAACCCCCACCCGTTTGTGGGCTATGACCCGCAAGATCCACCCCGGAAGCTGCGCGATGAATTCGCCATGGCGGCCCTCCCGGCACTTATGGCGGCACTTCCCAGCGGGGATATGTGGGCCGTGTGCGCGGAAGAAGCGTACGCACTGGCCGACGTCATGCTAGAGGCCCGCAAGCGATGACCCTCTATCGGGCGGAGTGCCGCACCCAGGGCCTCCTCGTGGCCGACCGCCCGAGCCGCCGCATGGTCGCGCCGGCCGCCGCCCCGGACTGCCCGCGCTGTCACACGGCGGCGACGGGCCTGCCGGGTCGCTGGTGGTGCGGCGAGTGCAGTAGCCCCGTGACGGAGGGACGGGCATGACTCGGTTTAATATCCCCCGCAAAGGCCAAACTCGAGGAATGAAAAACCATACCCGGGGGCTCATTCATCGGGCGCAAATTCGTGCGATGTTCTTGAAAGACCGGACCCGGACCGGCACGTCTATCGCGGAGGAGCTAGGGCTTTCCCAACCAACCGTGAGCGCCCATCTTCGAGCCATCCGCGAGGAATTCCCGGAGTGATTGTTGCCACGCGCCCCGGGTGACGCTATCCATGCGGGCGCACCCTACGGAGGACCGTCCGCATGACCCCGGCTCAATTGATCGAGGTGGAGGCGCGCGTCCGCCACAAATTCCACCGGCTGGAGCAACAGCTCGCCTCGCTCCGTAGCGAGCTCGAATCGTTCGCCAACGACCTGGCCGAAGCGAACGGCATCCCGGCCAACGACCGCTCGGGCGGTGACGACAAGCCGACCGACCCGCCCGAGGGGCCGTAACGGTGGGCGTGGTCAGCACGACATTCACGCTTTGCACCCTGGCCACGTTCGCGCTGGCGGCACTCGCCGGCCGCATGACCGACCGGGCCGTGGAAGTCTATTACGCCGCCGCGGTGGTCGTGATCTTCGCCGGGTTCTCCCGCGCGGTGGGCGTCTTCCTGGACCCGCCCTGGTCGATGGCCTTCTATCCGCTACAGGACGTCATGTGCGCGGCGCTCTGTTTCGGGGCGTATCGCGGGAGCCGGAACTGGTGGAAAGCGGCGCTTGGCCTGTGCTTCGTCGCCCAGTGCGGGATTCACGCATGGTTCTGGTCGACGGGGGACGATAGCGTTTCAACCCTCCGCCAGTATATCCTCGCCAACAACGTGTTTTACGCCGCGGAACTCGCGGTGCTGTTTGTCGCGGGGGGCGGCCATGGGGTTGGTGTTCTCCGTGATCGCTGGGGGGTGTTTCATCCTCGCACTTTGGCTCGCGTTCCGCACACTCGGGGCCACCGATGAATCAGGAGACGATCGCCGCCCTCCTGACCGAAACCCGTGATGACGTCCGAACGCTGGGCGACCGTGTGACGGCGCTGGAGCGGTCCATGTGGTGGCTGTTCGGCGCGGGTGCGGGCGTGGGCATGCTGGCCCTGGCCGTGGCCAGCGGCACGCTCCGCGGGCTGACGGGTGGCTAACCTGCTGGACACCCGGATCGTGCGCGATTGGCTCACGGGCCTGGACGGCGAGACGTGGGCGCTCGGGCGCGGGCTGGGCGTGCTGATCACGCTGGTGTGCCTGGTGCTGGCCATCGCCGTGACGGTCACGGTGGCGATCACGCAACGGCCGACCGCGCCGGACTGGGGCGCGTTCCTGGTCGGCCTGGGCGGCTTCATCGTGACCACCAGCACGGCGGCGTGGGTGATGATTCGCGGCACGAATGCCACGGAGCCGCCCAGCCCGGCGGTGAGCGTGGTTGAACCGACCCCGGCCGGTGGGCTATCGTCCACGGCCAACGCATCGGGAGACGGCAAGGCATGACCTACGCGCTCGGCACGGCCAGCGTTGCGCATCTACGGGGCGTCCACCCCGATCTGGTGCGCGTCGTCACCAAGGCGATCACGCTCACGAAGGTGGATTTCAAGGTGATCGAAGGCGTCCGCACCCCCGAGCGCCAGCGCGAGCTATACGCCCAAGGCCGCACCGCGCCCGGGCCGGTGGTGACGTGGACGCTCAATTCCAACCACTTCCGCCAGCGCGACGGCTTCGGCCACGCGGTGGATCTGCTGCCGGCCCCGTACGACTGGAAAGCCACCGCGCCGTTTGATGAGGTGGCGCGGGCCATGCGGCTGGCGTCCGAGGTACTTGGCGTACCGATTCGGTGGGGCGCGGACTGGGACCGGGACGGCCGACCGCGCGAGAAGGGTGAAGGGGATAGCCCGCACTTCGAGCTGGCGCAGCGATGACTCACCGCCTATCGCCCGTATTAGCCGAGGTATCACCAGGCCATGTCGCGTTCTTCTGCCCCGGTTGCGAGGACCAGCACATGGTGCGGATCAGTGAGGGCGGCTGGGGCTATAACGGCAACCCGGACGCCCCGACATTCACGCCGTCTATCGCCGTGTCCGGGCATTTGCTGACGCGAGACGCCAACCGGAAGTGGACTGGGGGGTGGGAACGGGACGCCGAAGGGAAGCCGATCCCCACCATGTGCCACACCTACGTGACGGACGGCCAAATTCAATTCCTAAGCGACTGTACGCACGCGTTGGCGGGCCAAACCGTTCCCATCCCGCCATACCCGGACCCCGCGCCGTGCTAGCCCTGGCCCTCCGCTACTGGTGGGTCGGCGCGCTGGCCGCGGCGGGTATCGCACTGGCCGCGCTCCAGGGCCACGCCGCCCGGCTCCAGCGTGACCTTGACGTACGGACGGCCGAGCTACGGGCAGCCCGTACCGCCCTGACCGCCAGCGAGAAGGCCCGCGCCACGGAGCGCGCGACATGCACGGCCAGTTACGAGGGCCTCCAGACGACATGCACCGCCGGCCTGGCGCTGGCCGTAACCCGAGGGCGGACCATTGAACGTATCGTATCGACTCCTCCGCCCGCTGGCGGTCTGCGTGGCCGCATTGGCGCTGACCAGTTGCGCGACATTGTTGGGGAAGCGCCCCGACCTGACCGTCGCCCCCAGTAAGCCGCCGGCCAGCGTGTGCGCGGCGCTACCCGAGCGCCCCCGAGTGCCGGACGACGCCGCGCTGCCCGCGCCGGTCACGGCGGCCGAGCGGGAGGGGATGGCGGCGTACCTCACGTGGCTGGGGGAGTTGGGCGACTGGGGCACGGTGCTGGCGGCGCGCTTGACGGATGCGCAGCGCGGGTGTTGAGTACGCGGACCCACCCAGTAGCCTCCCGCGTACGACTTAACCCCCGCTTCCCCCGAGGCGGGGGTTTTGCTTGCTTGACGAGCCGGTCATGCCGTGGCTAGGGTGGCCGCCTCACAATGGCGGGAGCGATACATGACTGACAACTGGGAAGATATCCGGCAAGCCGCGGCGGATCGAGAAGCCCGCGAAAAATGGTGGGCCAAATGGAAGCCCCGGTTCGCCCTATTCGGCTACGCGCTCGTGGTCGTGCTGGCCGTCACCAGCCTGGGCCGCCACCCGTGACCGCCCCCGCCTGCGAATACTGCACCGGCACGCACTACCTGTCCGACACGCCGGGCCTGGGCGCGTGCGTCTGCTGCACCCCCGAGGCGCTCCAGCGGGCCGAAGCCCTCCTGGCGAAGCGCGAGGCGACTATCGCCGCCATGAGCGAGCGGAAGACGCTGGCCGAGCTCCTGGACGAACTGGAGGGCATCGCCAGCGACACGCGCACCCGTCTGGCCGAACTGGAGGCCGAGGCGGAGGAGCGGGAGGCGACACTGGCCGAGGCGGAGCCCGCGCTCCAGGCGTACCTCGTGTCGCTCGGGATGGCTGCCACGTCCGTCGCGCGCCCGGACGGGCCGCTGGGCGACCTGTGCCGTGCTCTGGGGGCGTGCGAGTGAAAACGACGGTGTATCTGGTCGCGGACGCGCATGGCGTGTGCCGCATGACGAAACGGCCCCCGGACCTCTACCGGAACGAAGTGGCCGTTCGGCTAAACGTCACCATCCCCGATGAGTGTTTTCGACGTCCGGTCCCCGTCGTTTCCCTGGAGGTGACAGGGGGACAGTTGATCGAACCGACTGCGGTGATCGACGTGCTGGACCCGCCCGCATGACCCCCGCCACCACCGGCGTGATCTGTCGCACCCACGAGCGCCAGCCGGACAACCCGGTGCGCCTGTTCCCCGGCACGTGCGTGCAGTGCGGCCCGGACAAGCCGATACGGACGCATGGCCTGGTCCGCCAGTGCGGGGCGTGCGGGAAGCATTGGACGGTGACGTGGGAGCGGCCATGCTAGCGTTTTTCTGTGGCCTGTTCCTGGGCATGCTCTTGAAGACGCCATATCGTACGTCCGGCGGCTACGTCGGGTCGGGCTCCAGCGACGCCCAAACGCCCCCGACCACGGGCACGAGCGTGAAGCCCCCACCGTCCCGGGATGACTGACTTCGACTGGAAAAACCCCGATTACGTCACGGTGCTGGCCGAGCGCATCCGCCGGCTGCAGCACATTCGCGCCCACCCCGAGACGCTCCCCGCCCTCAAAGCTTACTATCGCGCCCACCCGGCCGACTTCATTAACGACTGGGGCGTGACCTTCGACCCGCGCAATGCGGATATCGGCCTGCCGTCCACCATCCCGTTCCTGCTGTTCCCCAAGCAACGGGAATGGATCGATTGGGTGCTGGAGCACTGGCGCGGGCGCTCGCCGGGCCTCACGGAGAAGTCACGGGATTGCGGCATCTCGTGGCTCGCCGTCGCGACCGCGGCGACGCTTTGCCTGTTCAACGAAGGCGTCAGCATCGGGTTCGGCAGTCGGAAAGAGGAGTACGTCGACAAGCTGGACTCCCCCAAGTCGCTGTTCTTCAAAGCCCGCATGTTCCTGAAAAACCTGCCGCCCGAATTCCTGAACGGGTGGGACGTGAAGACGGACGCGCCGCACATGCGGATCAAATTCCCGGCGACGAATTCGCACATCACCGGCGAGGCGGGCGACGGCATCGGCCGGGGCGACCGGGCGTCCATCTACTTCGTGGACGAATCGGCCTTCCTGGAGCGCCCCCAGCTCGTGGAGGCGTCCCTGTCGCAGACCACGAATTGCCGCATTGACGTGTCGTCAGTGAACGGCCGGGGCAACCCATTCGAGATCAAGCGCCACGCCGGCAAAATCGACGTGTTCGTGTTCGATTGGCGAGACGACCCGCGCAAGGATGACGCCTGGTACGCGAAGCAGGAAGCCGAGCTGGACCCCGTGACGCTCGCCCAGGAAGTGAACCGCGACTACAGCGCCAGCGCGGAGGGCGTGCTGATCCCCAGCGCCTGGATCCAGTCGGCGGTGGACGCCTGCCGCAAGCTGGGCATCGCGCCGACCGGGGCGCACACGGGCGGCTTTGACGTGGCCGACGAGGGCAAGGATAATCTGGCGTTCGCGGCCCGACATGGCCCGAGACTGCATTTTCTGGAGGAGTGGCGCGGTGTCGGTGACGACATATTCGGTTCCGTACAGAGGGTATTCGGAGCGTGCGACGCCCTGGCGCTCCCGGGCTTCCTGTACGACGCGGACGGTCTCGGGGCCGGGGTCCGTGGAGACGCGCGGGTCATCAACGCGATGCGCGGCGAATCCGGCCAGCGCCAGCTTGACGTTCGCCCATTTCGCGGCAGCGAAGCCGTCCACAACCCCGAGGGCGAGGACGAACGCGGACGGAAAAACGCCGACTTCTTCTCAAACAAAAAAGCGCAGGCGTGGTGGGGGCTCCGCAAACGGTTCCTCGCCACCCACCGCGCCGTGACCGCCAGCGCGCCGTACAATCCGGACGATATCGTGGACATAAGCCCGGAGCTGGCCTGTCTGACGAAACTGTCCGGCGAGCTCTCGCAACCCACGTACTCGCTCAACTTGGCGGGCAAGATCGTGGTCGATAAGGCCCCCGAGGGCAGCAAGTCGCCGAACCTAGCGGATGCGGTCATGATCGCTTACAGTCAGACCTCGCGCGAACCCATGCGCATTGATCTGGGGGCCCTGGCCAAGATATGACGTATGAGCGGGAGACGATCGCGGTGTGGGTGTCGTGCGGTCTCGCCAGCGCGGTCGCGGCGAAGCTGACGATTGAGCGTTACGGCGCGACCCATGCCGTCCGCCTCGTCAATAATCCCGTGCTGGAGGAAGGCGAGGATAACCGCCGTTTTCTGGCCGACGTAAGCCGGTGGTGTGGTGCGCCTATCGAGGCGGTCACGCACCCGGGCTACCCCGATTGCAGCGCCGCGACTGTCTGGGACAAACGGGGCGGCATGTCCTTCCCGCACGGAGCCCCCTGCACCGTTTCGCTCAAGAAAGAGGCCCGCCAGATTTGGGAGCGGACCAACCGCGTGGACTGGCATGTGCTCGGGTTCACGGCGGAGGAGCGCGCCCGTCATGATCGATTCGTCCTGACCGAACGGAGTAACGTCCTGCCGGTTCTGATAGACGCGGGTGTCACCAAACAGGACTGCATGGATTTGGTGGTGGCCGCCGGAATCGAGCCGCCTGCCGCGTACGGTTTGGGCTACCCGAACGCCAACTGCCGGGGATGTGTGAAAGCAACCTCCCCGACGTATTGGAACCTCGTGCGCGAAGTGGACCCGGAGGTATTCGCGGTGCGGGCCGAACAGAGCCGCCGTCTCGGGGCCAAGCTGGTGCGGTACGCTGGCGACCGCATCTATCTGGACGAACTGCCCGCCGACGCGCGGGGTCGCCCCCTGCGGTCGCTCGTCATGCCCGACTGCGGGTCGTTCTGTGAGGAGACCCCCCGTTGACCGCGAAGCAGTATCGCCGCCCCCGCCGCCCCATGCGCATCTCCGATCACCCGCGCGGCCAGATGCTCGCCCCCGTGACCGACACGCGCCGCTCACCCTTCGCGCCGGCCAAGCCGCCGCCCGGCGTCGGAGAGGGCCGCACGCTCATGGCGATGGACGACTGCCCGGCGTACTCGTGGGCGCTCCAGTCGGAAATCAGCGAGGGGCTGTTCTTCCCAGGCTATCCATACCTGGCCGAACTGACGCAACGGCCCGAATATCGCCGCATCACGGAAATTCTGGCAAAGGACATGACCCGCCGCTGGGTGACGGTCACGGCCACGGGTGACGAGAAATCCGACCGCGTGGCCGCCGTGACCGAGGCCATGCGCAAGTTCGGGATCCAGGAGATTTTCCAGAAAGCGGCCGAACTGGACGGCTTTTTCGGTCGCGGCCACATTTACGTCGACACGGGCGCGACGGATAACCCGGCCGAGCTCGAAACGCCCCTGTTCCTGGACAAGCGCAAGGTCAAGCCGGGCAGCGTCCTGGGGTTCCGCACGGTTGAGCCCATGTGGACGTACCCGAACACCTACAACTCCAGCGACCCGCTGAACGCGACGTATTACAAGCCGGTCTCGTGGCTGGTGATGGGCAAGACGGTCCACCGTTCGCGGCTGCTGACGTTCGTGTCGCGCCCCGTGCCGGATATCCTCAAGGCGGCATATTCGTTCGGCGGCCTCAGCATGTCGCAGCTTGCCAAGCCGTACGTCGACAACTGGATTCGCACCCGCCAGTCGGTGAGCGATCTGGTCAGCAACTACTCGAAAGACGTCATCAAAACGAACCTGGGGCAAGTGCTCAACCAGGGCGCGGCCGACGCGCTGCTGGCCCGGGCCGAGCTGTACACGCGCACGCGCGACAATCGCGGCCTGACCATGGTGGACATGGAGACGGAGGATTTCGTCAACGTCTCCACGCCCCTGTCGAGCCTGGACAAGCTGCAGGCCCAGTCGCAAGAGCAAATGGCCAGTGTTGCCGGCATCCCGCTCGTGGTGCTGCTGGGGATCACGCCTTCGGGCCTCAATGCCAGCTCGGACGGCGAGATTAAGACCTACTACGCCTGGATTGCGTCGCAGCAAGAGGCGTTCATGTCCGCGCCGCTCAAGTACATCATGGACCTGATCCAACTCAACGAATTCGGGGACATTGACGACACGATCGTGGCGAACTGGAACTCGCTCTGGGAAGACGACGACACGACCACGGCGGCAATCCGGAAGACCAACGCGGACACGGACATGGTGTACGTGGACGGCGGGGTGCTCTCACCCGAGGAAGTGCGGGAGCGGTTGGCCGCGGATCGTGACTCACCGTATCACGGCATTGACGTGACGGACGTTCCCGAGCCGCCAGAGCCGGACCTGCCGGACGACGGGGGCGAGGAAGCCGGCCCTTTCGCGACTGACGCCTGGGAGGAAGGCAAGCACCCCCGGGCGGCTAACGGCCAGTTTGGCAGCGGCGGAGGCGGTGCACCGGCCCAGCCGGCGGCCGAGGTGCGTATCGCGCCGGACAAGTTCAACGCGGCCGGCTACGCCCGGGGGCATGACAAATTCGACGTGACGCCAGCGGACGTCCTAAAGGGCTTCCCGGTCAACACGGCCGACCATATCCAACGTACGCTTGAGACCTTGGCCGAAACCCCCGACACCGTGACCGAACACAAGCGGGACGGCGAGTGGACGCCCGAGCGCAAGGCGCTGCACCGAAAAATCATGTTTGACGGCGTGACCGCCCAGGTCTGGGATGACGAACAGGGCCGGAAAGTCACCAAGCATTTCCCAGGCATCCTGTCGCCCGAGGCGATTGCGGCGGCCAAGCCGGCGGACGGCCAGGCCCCGACGTTCACGATGCTGGGCGGCCGGGGCGGCTCGGGCAAGGGCTGGTTTAAGGGCAAGGTGTATGACCCGGACAAGGCGATCGTGCTGGACCCGGACCATATTAAGGGGCTGCTCCCTGAGTACGACGGGTGGAACGCCGCCCAAGTGCACGAGGAGAGTGGCGAGATTTTTGACCAGATCACGCGCATCGCGGGCGAGCTCGGGCTGAACCTGGTGCACGACGCCACAATGAAGTCGCCTGAAAAAGCGGTGTCGCTGGTGGAGGGCTTCAAGGCGAAGGGCTATGGCGTCGCGGCGCACTACATGCACCTACCCCGCCAGCTCGCCGCGCAACGGGCCGTGCACCGCTTCCTGGGGCCAACGCGGCGTTTCGTCCCGCCCGAGGTGGTGCTGGCGAACGTGCGGAACGAGGAGAGCTTTGATCAGGTGCGCAAACTGGCGGACTCCTGGTCGTTCCGGGACAATAACGTGCCGAAGGGCCAGGAGCCGCGGCTGATTTCCGAGAGTGACCATGGACGTTAAGAACCCCGACGTTTTCGAGGACGATTCGCGCCCGGTGGACTGGTCTAGTCCGCTGGATCCGGAGGGTCTCCCGGACTGGATCCGCGCGGCCCTCCCAGCGTCTCCCGAACAAGCCGATTGACCTTCTCCGTGCGGCCGGCGGCACCCGGCCACGCGTCCAGGAGCGCGAGGGCGTCCGGGGCGAACCTCACCGTGACCGTGTGGTGGTCGTAGGGACGACGGGGGCGGCCCATTAGACCGGCTCCGCGGTGTGCTTGGCCAGCTCCTCGGGCGACCCCGCCCAGGCCAGTGCGGCGGCCATGGCTTCCTCCCGGCTGGGCCAGGAGAGATTACGAAAATCACGGCCCTCCCGCTTGGCGATGCGCTGGGCCAGGCCGGGGCCGCAGTGCGCGGCGTGCTCCAGGTCGGTTTCGTTGTACCCGGCGAAGGCGAGGGGGGCGGGCACTTTGCCGACGAAGGCGAAGCGGCCCGAGGGGGTGTGGAGTAGGCTAAACATGGGCGAGTCCTTTGGTTAGGCGCGGGGAATCGTGATCCCGTTGTCGTTTTTATCCGCCATGAGGCAAAGCGAACCGAGGCAGGCGACGAGGGCGGTTCCCCGGTTCCGCGCCATGAATTCGTTGGCCGCGTCGATACTTTCCGCGATAGCGACCACCCTCAGGGCCTTGCCCATGCTACGAATGTAGAGGTGTTCGGTGTCCGTGAGTTTGTGAGTCATTTCGGTCTCCCTTGGTTGCCCGTAATTGATATCAGATATGGGGGCGGGGTCAAGCGGTATTTCGGCGGAGCGAGGCGTTGAACCTCTGGAGGTGTTCGAGGGTGGAGAGGACTTCGTAAGGGCCGGTGTTGACCTTGGCCGCGACGGAGCGTTGCCAGGTCTCCAGGACCGCCTCGCCCGTGTCGCGTCGCACGACCGTCCACGAATTGCAGCCGTGCGGGAGGGCGGGGACGGTCACGAGTCTCGGTCCCGTTCGATGATCGTGCAAGGGATCTGGCGGTATCCCGAAAACGCCCGCTCGCCCCGGTGGATCCGTTGACTGACGAAGAACGATTGCCCGGCGTCGACCTTGGCGGCGATCGCCTCGCATGCAGCGGTCAGCTCGGCGGCGTTTTTGCAGTCGACCGTCTCAGCCGCCAGCGCCGGACGGCACGGCCACCATTGCATGCACCGGGCGGTGGGCGAGCTGGTGAATTTGGCGGGGTAGGCTTGAATGAAGATTTTGGGCATGTGCGTGGTGCTCCTAGATGGCGTGGACGCGGTGGACGGGGAACAGGGCGGAGTAAAACACGCCCCAGCTTTCGTATCGGACCAGAAGCTGGCCGTTGGCCCGCACCTGGAGAACCTCACCAGCGAAGCGACGGCCGGGGAATTCCTGGCGCTCCACCTCAACCCGTTGGCCCTTGGTCATTTGCTTGTTCCTTCCAATTGGCTACAGTCAGACTCTAGCCGTATCTGATATCAGTTACAATAGCGGATATCACTTTTGTCGAAAAAAATTCAGACCCTCGCCCCCGTCCGCCCCAACGCCGGGATCCGCGCCGCTTACCAGGCGAAGCTGGACGCCGCCGTGGAGGAGATGGCGGCCAGCGTGATCTATTGGCTCCGGGCGAACTACCGCGCCAACCCGCCCGAGATGGCCGAGGACGCCAGCCCGGCGCGGGAGATGCAGGCGGCCATGAATCGGCTCGGCCGGCGCTGGACGCGCAATTTCGACAAACTCAGCGATTGGCTGGCGCGGTACTTCACGGATGCGGTGGCCGATCGCAGCGACCGCGCCCTATCCGCCCAGCTTCGCAAGGCCGGGTTCACGGTCAAGTTCCGCATGACCGCGGCGCAAAACGACGTGATGCAGGCGACCGTGGCGGAGAACGTCACGCTCATCCGGTCGATATCGGCCCAGTATCTGACCCAGGTGCAGGGCGACGTGATGCGCTCCGTGACCGCTGGCCGCGACCTGGCGTCGCTCACGGAGGCGTTGCAGGCCCGCACGGGCATCACCAAGCGCCGGGCGGCTTTCATCGCTCGCGACCAGGTGAACAAAGCCACATCGGCGTTTCAGCGGGTGCGCCAGACGGAGCTGGGGATCACGGAGGCGGTGTGGCTGCACTCGGGCGGCGGTAAGGAGCCGCGCCCGGAGCACGTCGCGTTCAGCGGGAAGACGTACAAGATCGCACAGGGTGCGTTCCTCGAGGGGAAATGGACGTGGCCCGGCATTGAGCCGAACTGCCGATGTGTGTCGCGGCCAAAAATTCCTAGCTTTGACGCCTGACACCCGCCCGTGTAGGCTGGCCGTCTAACCCCGAGGGCCAGCCTCCATGACCGCCACAATGCCGCCCCTGGTCGACGAAGCGGGCAACATTGATCTGCACGGGCGGTCGGCGCTGTACATCCCGGTGAAATTCCGGGAGGGCGGGGTCTATCAGGATATCAGCGAATGGGCGCTATTCTTCGAAGTGAGCGGCCAGTTCCGTGTGGCGCTCGCCGCCGGGCCGGACGATTACACCCGGATCATTGAGGCGGAGTGGGATTACACGGAGGACGTGGTCCCGCCGTCCAGCGCAAATTTCGCCCTCGTGAACGAAACGCCCGTGTACCCGGTCGTGCCGTGGTCCGGCGTCGTCAAGGGCTACGGCTATCGCACCGCCCCGCCCGGCCCGGCGTACGTCCAGGGCACCGGCGACCAACCCCCCAGCGTCTTTGTGGTAGTCGACGAATGACCGTGATCATCAACGGACCCACCGGCGCGACCGGACCCACCGGCGCGACCGGCCCGCAAGGCGCGACTGGCGCGACCGGGGCGACCGGCGCGACCGGACCCACCGGGCCGCAAGGGATCCAGGGCATCCAGGGCTATTCCGGCGCGACGGGGCCGACTGGTCCGACTGGTCCGACTGGTCCGGCGAGTGCGTGGGGTACGATCCCCGGCACACTTTCGGATCAAACGGATCTACAGGACGCCCTAAACGCGAAAGTGGCCATTGCGTCCCTTGCCGGAACGTCGTCTGGGGAAGGCGCGGAAATGGTGGGGTTTTTGCCAGAAGGGGGCGGGGCCGTCCCCGCGGATGTATTGACGAAACTCCGTCAACTGTTTCGTGGGTCGGATTACGGAATTGAGACCAGTACAGCCGCCGCGTCCCCTATTGTTTGCGCCATCCGTAACAACGGCGGCGGAACGGACAATTATGACTGGTGGAAAGTCATTGACTACAGCGGTCACGCCCCGATTGGAATTACCAACTACACGGCGGCAGGAACGCAGGTCGAAACAACCCCGAGCTATATTCGCGTTCACCATGCGGTTGGCGGGGATATCACTGGCGGCGTGATCGCCTGCCTCGACGAAACATTGGCGCAAACCGGAATCCGGCTCGGTACGTCTGTCGGGGCGGACTATACGGATATCTCGCTGTATCGCGATATAGAAAGCATGGTTGGGAAAAGCGCCGGGGGCGTCTGGACTCTCGGCGTCAATAATGGCGTGACGGCAATTACTTGGGACGCGGAGAACAATTACCTTGTCGTCGATCACAAGGAGTGCCCCAACGCCGCAATAAACATCACGCAATCGGGTAGCCAATCGCTGGGAGCTTGGATCGGACAGGCAACACCCGTTTCATCCACGCAGACCCGCATCTATTTCATGCGGAACCAGGGCCTTGTCCACAGCGCCCGGATCGCGTGGAACGGCAGCGCCTTCGCCACGGCCGGCAACGCTCAAAACATCACCATTACGAGCTATGACACCGGGACCGGGGACCTTGTTCTGGGTCTGACGAGTGGAGATTGCTTCGCCTACGACGTCGCCCTGACCGCATATAATCAGGGTACGATCCGCCCCGTCATAAAGGCGAACGACGCGACCACGGTTACTGTCAATTTCTACGACCTCTCGGGCACCAAGGTCACGGCATCCCCGACCACGGCTTGCGCGTTTGTGGTGCGCGCTCAAAGCCGGGTGCTCAATGAGGAGCCGGGGGTGTCCACGAATTTTGCGGTACGCTGGAACAGCCGTAGCCAAATCAACCCACAACTGGTCAACGCGACCGATTACCCGGCTGGAAATATCTGGGTGATGGGCTGGACCGCTCGGGAATAGGCTATCACCGGCGATCTTGTGTGATAGTGTCCACCCACCACCAGATTTAGGGGCGCTCCGCCATGTCCACGCCAGGCACTTTTCCGGACCCGAGCAGCAGCGCCGGCGTCGCGTTCCGAGACGGCACCGATACCGTTCGGATCGCTGGCGAAAGCTACCCGCTCCCCGTGACCCTCGCCGGTGCTGGAGACGTCTTCACGCTGGGCGCGGGTGAGGCGCATGTCGGCCAGGTCGGCGGGACCATGGCTAACCCGTCCGGGAGCACGACGCTGCCCAACAGCGTGACGGCGTACGCCGCGGGAGACTTGGTCGCCAACAGCGCGACGGCGGGGTCAGTTACGCCCATTTCAGTCACGGCCTCCCGAATCGCGGCGGGCAGCTTCATGCTGCGTCGGGTCAAGCTGGCAAAGACGAGCGCGGTTCTCACGAACGCCAGTTTCCGGGTGCATCTCTGGACGGCGGCCCCCACGGTCACAAACGGCGACGACGCCGCGTTTCTGCCGTCCGGCGTGGCGGATTACCGAGGCGCGTTTGACGTCACGATCGACCGGGCGTTTTCGGACGGCGCGGCGGGCTTCGGTTTGCCGTCTGTCGGGTTCGACGTCAGCACCAAGCTGGCGGCCGGGTCGACGCTGTACGTGCTCCTCGAGGCCCGGGCGGCGTACACGCGCACCGCGGCCGAGGTGTTCACGGTCACGTTCGACGATCTGCAGGACTAGCCTATGCCCACGGCCATGCGAGCGGCGATCCTGCAGGGCGACGCGCCGTACGTTGACATGTGGTTTGCGGCCAATAGGTACAAGGTCGGCGGGGCGACGGTTGGGGATTTGACGACCGTGCCCGGCTTCACCTTCGCCCGCGCTTCCATGGCCTGGGGCTTCGGCTCTAACGGCTATCTCCAGTCGTTCGCTTCCGGCGTTGCGCGTCTGGTCTATGACCCCGTAACCCTCGCCAGCCTCGGGATACTGGTGGAGGAGGCGCGGACGAATGTGTGCTTGTGGGGCCGAGACCTGACGAACGCGGCGTGGACCCACACGACCATGACGGCGGCCAAGAACCAGACGGGCATCGACGGGGTAGCCAACTCCGCCAGCAGCCTGACCGCGACGGCCCCGGCGGCGACCACGCTCCAGACCATCGTCCTCGCGTCCTCGACCCGCCAGCAATCCGCCTACGTCAAGCGCCTGACCGGAACCGGCGTGGTCAACATGACCACAGATGGCGTGACGTGGACGGCTATTACGCTCACAGAGGCATGGACCCGCGTAACCATCCCCGCCCAAGCCGCCGTGATTAATCCCGTCCTCGGGTTCCAGATCATGACCTCGGGCGACGCTATTGCGGTGGATTGCGTGCAGAATGAGGCCGGAACCGGAGCTTCGTCGGCCGTCGTCACGACCGACGCGGCGGTTACGCGGGCGGCGGATATCTCCCAGATGACGGGCCTTGTCGTGCCGGACGGCTGCACGGTCATATCCGAGGGTCTCGCGCCCAACTTTGTTACCATTGACGCGCGCACCAACCTATCGGACGGTACAACCAACAATAGACTATGGTTGGTTTACGCGGGCACGACGTTGACGAATGACCTGTCTGTCGGCGGCAACACCTATTCGTTGGGCACCGCGACCGTTGTAGCCGAAACCTCCTTCAAAGCGGCATCTTCTTCGCAAGCGGGACGCTATGCGGGCAGCGTGAATGGCGCGGCCACGACAATCCAAAACCGCGCAACACTACCGACGCTAACCCAACTGGACATTGGATCTAACGTCGGTAGTGGGCGCTACTGGAACGGCACAATTTCCCGCATCCGCATCTACAACCGCGCCCTCACTGACGCCCAACTCCAGGCGCTCACCGCATGACCCCCACCGCCCTGGCCTTCGATCGCTCCGCCCGCTACACGGACGCGGACGGCCGGCTGCACGTCGCCGCCTCGCATATCTCCAAGGCGACGGTGAACCCCTATTACGGCCGGGAAATCCCCAACGCGGACGGCCTCGGGCTGGATCCCGACCGAGTGTATCAACTCCTCCGTGACCCTGACGAGCTGGCCAAGGCCGCCCCGACGTTTAACAATCTGCCGCTCCTGTCCAAGCACGTGCCGGTCAGTGCGATGGACGACGACAGCCACATGCCGGACCTGGTGGTGGGCAGCACGGGCACGGACGCGGTATTCTCGGACCCCTATCTGGACAACTCCCTGGTGATCTGGGCCGGGCCGTCCGTGGCCGGCGTGGAGACCAATTCCGTCCGCGAGCTGTCGTGTGCATACCGCTATGTTGCGGATATGACCCCCGGCACCTACAAGGGCTTGCATTACGACGGAATTATGCGAAACATCGTCGGCAACCACGTAGCTCTGGTCGAGGCGGGTCGGGCGGGGTCGGACGTCATCGTTGGTGACAGTCAAATTGAGGGACACATGGCTCTGACTTCCCGCACCGCGCTCATGCTTTCGGGTGCTCTGACCGCCCTCGTCGCCCCCCGCCTCGCCGCCGGCATGGCCTTCGACGCTTCGCCGTTCGTCGGCAACGTCACGCGGCGGAACTACGCCACGGCGACCAAAGACCTCGCCCCGCGTCTCCTCCGCACCGTGACCGCCAAGCTGGCTGCCGACGAAGGGCTGGACGTGGACGACGTCGTGGCCGTGATCGCCGCCGTGCAAGGCCAGATTCCCGCCGATGAGCCGGACACCATCCCTGACGAACCGCCCGCCGTTGACGATGACGGCGATATCGTCTCGCGCATCTGCGCGCTGCTGGACGGCAAGGTGGACGCGGACGTGCTGGAATCGATCCGAGGCATGAGCGCCGCCCCTGCCGCCGCCGTGGACGAGGAGCCCGAACTGCAACCGGACGACAAGCCCGCGCCGGCCATGGACGCCGCGGCCATCCGCGCCAGCGCCCTGGCCGACTTCAACGCCGTCCGGCAGGCGGAGCGGGACGTGTTCCCGCACGTCGGCGAGGTGATCGGCATGGACAGCGCCGCCGCGATCTATTGCATGGCCCTGGACGCGGCCAAGGTCGACTACGCCGGCGTGACCTCCACCGCCGCCCTCCGCGCGCTGGTCCGCATGATCCCCGTGCCGGCCGGCATGGCCGCCGACGCCGCGCCCCGGTACGACTCCTCGGCCAGCAGCAAGTTCCGCGAGCGGTTCCCCACCGCCCAAGCCCTCAAGCGCGCGTAAGGATCCCGACGCATGGCTACCAATTTCCAGGCCCAGGTCAACGTCACGCAAGCGCCGGCCGTCGCCGGTGACTTCGCCAGCGCCAACCCGCGCGCCACCACCCTGACCAACCCGAACGGCTTTGTGGCCGCGACGGGCGGCTGCATCATCGGCCGGTTCGGCTGGGCGGACGACGCGACGAACACCTACGTGGCCAACACCGGCCTCGGCCTGCCGTCCGGCTTCGTCGGCCGCATGTCCAACATCGCGTACATCACGGCGTACCTGGGCGCGTCCACCATGACCATCCCCGCCGGGATGGAGGTGACGATCCACGACGCGGGCGACTTCTGGGTGGTCAACTCGGGCACCGGGCCGGTCTATCCGGGCCTGAAAGCCTACGCCAACTACACCACCGGCCTCGCGACCTTCGCCGCCACCGGCACCGCGCCGGCTGGCGCGAGCGTCACCGCCGCCATCGCCGCGTCCACCTTCTCCGTAACCGCCAGCATCGCGGACACCGGCGTGATGACCGTTTCGGCGGTCGGCTCGGGTACGGTCGTGGTCGGCGCGACCATCTCGGGCAGCGGCGTCACCACCGGCACCAAGGTCACCGCCCAGCTCTCGGGCACCACCGGCGGCGTCGGCACCTACGCGGTGTCCGTGCAGCAGACCACCGCCAGCACCACCGTCTCGGGCACGTACGGCACCATGACCGTCACGGTCGTTGGCTCGGGCGCTCTGGCGGTCGGATACGTCCTGGCCGGCACGAACGTCACGGCGGGGTCTTACATCACGGCGCTGGGCACCGGCACGGGCGGCACGGGCACGTACATCGTGTCCCCGACCCAGACCGCCGCCTCCGATACCGTCACCGCCACCGCTGGCGTGGAAACGAAGTGGTACGCCGCTTCCTTCGCCCAGGCCGGTGAGCTCGTCAAAATGACTTCGCGTCAACCGGGGTAAGACATGTCGCGCCAACGTATCGCCGAAATCGCCCACGCCGAACGCGAGTATGGGATCATCTTCCCGGGCCAGGTGGAATTCCTGCCGCCCGAGTTCGCCAATGACTGCCAACTGGCCTTCGACGCCCAGCCTACGCTGGTGACGGTCAGCAACGGCGGCATCCCGGCGTACCTCGCCAACTACATGGACCCGGATCTGATCAAGGTTCTGGTCTCGCCCATGAAGGGCGCGGAAATCTTCGGCGAGGTGAAGAAGGGCGACTGGGTCACGAAGACCGCGACCTTCCCGATCGTCGAGAACACCGGCGAGACGTCGGCGTACGGCGACTACAACGAAAACGGGTCGGTGGGCATCAACACCAACTTCCCGCAACGTCAGTCCTTCCACTACCAGACCGTCACCCAGTGGGGTGAGAAGTGGCTGGAGGAGATGGGCCTGGCGAAGATCGGGGCCGCCGCCCAGCTCAACATCGCCTCCGCCCAGGTGCTCAACAAGTTCCAGAACCAGACGTACTTCTTCGGCGTCTCGGGCCTGCAGAACTACGGCATCCTGAACGACCCCAACCTGACCGCCGCGATTCAGCCGGGGGCCAAGGTGTTCGGCTCAGCCGCGCACGGCCCGTGGATCACGTCGGGCGTCGTGACCGCCACCGCCAACGAAATCTACAGCGATATCCAGTCGCTGTTCGTGACGCTGGTGTCGCAGTCGGCCGGTCTGATCCAGATGGACACTCCGATGACCCTGGCCATGTCGCCGGGCAGCGAAGTGGCCCTGACCGCCACCAACTCGTTCAACGTGAACGTGGCGGATCTGATCGCCAAGAACTTCCCGAACATCACGGTGAAAACCGCGGTGGAGTACGCGACCACCGCCGGCAACGTCGTGCAACTGATCGCCAACAGCGTGGAGGGCCAGGACACCGGCTATTGCGCCTTCACTGAGAAGATGCGCGCCCACCCGATCGTGGTGGAAATGTCGGCCTTCAAGCAAAAGAAATCGCAAGGCACCTGGGGGTTCATCAACCGCCAGCCGTTCGCGATTGCCCAGATGCTGGGTGTCTAGGTCTCCCGCCGGTTCCGGGACACCCACCGCATGGACCCCGTCAGTGGCAACGCTGGCGGGGTTTTCGCGTGACAGGGAGGTCACTCGCGGGTAGCGTCACGGCCAGACCCTAACCCTCCCGAGGATCCGGCATGACCCGCAACACCGTCACCGTCGCCTGCAAACTTCCCATGGGCCTGCAAGCCCTGTGCGTCCGCCCCGATGGCGAGCGCGTCACCGTGACCTTCAACGGCTCGCGCCTGCCGCTGGACGAAGACGGCAACGTGGTCCCCAAGCACGTCCTGGCCGGTCGCGGCAATGAGACGTTCGGCCTGACCCAGGTGGACGCCGATTTCTGGGAACAGTGGGAGCGCGAGAATCAGAACTACGTCCCGTACGCCAAGGGCATGATCTTCGCCCAGAAGGACGAAGCGACCGCGATTGCCCAGGCCCGCGAGATGGGCGGCGTGATCACGGGGATGGAGCCGATGAGCCGCGACAAGAAAGACATGCCGCGCAACGTCGAACCGGCGTAACCCGCCGTGACCGTCGCCGTCTTCGACTACGCCACGTGGGCGCAACGATACCCGGCGGTGGCGCTCTACACGGACGCCCCGCTGGCGGAGGTGATATTCGTCGAAGCCGGCCTGCTATGCGACAATTCCGACGCATCGGTCATCCCCTGCGACCCCGTGACCTACCAGCCGCGCCTCGCGTATCTGGGCATGGTGGTGGCGCATATCGCCACGCTGGGCCGCCCCGAGTCGGCCGGCGGTAGCGGACTGGTCGGGCGCATCGCGAGCGCCACCCAGGGCAGCGTGAGCGTCACGGCGGACATGGGCGCGCAACCGCGCTCGGCCGTCTGGTGGCAGCAGACCCAGCCTGGCGCGACGTTCTGGGCCGCGACCGCCTATCGCAGTTTTCTCTACATGCCGCGCCCTCAGACGGCCCAGCTCTACCCGCGTCGGCCCTGGTGACGCATGGCGACCATCTCGGGGGGTGCGAAGCTACGCGCGAAACTGGCGGAACTCTCCAAGCGGGTGTCGCGCGGGTCGGCGCTTAAGGTCGGGTTCCTGGAGGGCGCGACCTACCCGGACGGCACGAGTGTAGCGATGGTCGCCGCGGTCCAGAATTTCGGAGCGCCCAGCCGCGGGATCCCGCCCCGGCCGTTCTTTTCCAACATGGTGCGCGACAAGCAAGCCGAGTGGGGACCGGCGCTCGGTCGCATCCTGGAGCGGACGGACTTCGACGGTGAGCGGGCGCTCGCGCTCATGGGGGAAGGCATTGCCGGCCAGCTCCGCCAATCCATTCTGGACACCAACAGCCCGCCGCTCGCGGAGAGCACGGTGGCGCGTAAGGGCTTCGACAAGCCGCTGATAGACACGTCCGTGATGATCAACTCCATCGATTACGAGGTGTCCTAGTGGACCTGAACGGCATCGCCTCGGCCGCCACGCGCTCGGTCACGCCCGCCATCGCCGGGCAGGTGTGGCTATCGACCGGGTCCGCCACGGGGCCGACCGGCCGCCGCACGCCGACGTACGACACCAAGTCCCAGGTCACGCTGGACATGCAACCGCTCTCAGGCCGTGACCTCATGCAACTGGACGGCCTGAATATCCAGGGCGTCCAGCGGGTCGCCTACGTCCGGGGCGATATCCAGGGCCTGGTCCGGGTCAAACAGAAGGGTGGCGACCTCATCGTCATCCCGGCGGCCCCCACCGCCCCGGCGTATGCGGTCGGCTCGTGGCTGGTCGTGGTGGTCATGGAAACATGGCCCAACTGGTGTAAGGTCGGCCTGTCCCTCCAGGTGGTCGCCCCCGAATGAGCTTCACGGTCTCCATCACCAATGACGACATTCTAACGGCGTTGCGGACCTTCATCCTGGCCGTGCTCCCGGCCGGCGTGGAAGTGGTGGAGGCTCAGGACAACCGGGTGGCCGAACCCACGAGCCTGGACTTCGTGGTGATCACGCCGCCGAACCGCACGCGCCTGGCCACCACCGTGGAGTCATGGGACGACACCAACCCGCTGGCCGCCGACATGGACTATCGGGCGTCCACGGACGTACAGGTTCAAATCGACGTCCACGGGCCGAACGGGGCGGATTACGTCCAGATCATCCTGACTCTGTTCCGATCGTCCTACGGCGTGGCGGCCTTCCCCGACGGGATCACGCCGCTGTACTGCGACCCCCAGGTGCAAGCGCCCTTCCTGAACGGGGAAAATCAGTATGAGAACCGCTGGGTATCGGTGGCCCATATTCAGGTCACGCCCACCGTCTCGACACCACAACAATTTGCCGATACGGTGGCGGTTGAAATCGCTCTCGCCGTTGACCTGGAGCCTGTTTAATGGCCGCCATTCCCGCCTCACAGATCGTCAACGTCAATCCGGGGGTGATCGGGGCCGGCGGCACCGGCCTGGACCTGTCCGGGCTGCTGCTGACCAACAGCACGCAACTGCCGATCGGCTCCGTCCTGTCCCTGTCCAGCTACGCGGCGGTTGTCGACTATTTCGGCGGCTCGAGCGTGGAGGCGGCGGAGGCGGCGGTCTATTTCGACGGGTTCAACAATTCGAGCATCAAGCCCGGCGCGATGCTGTTTGCCCAGTACCCGACCAACACCCGCGGCGTCGCGCCGTGGCTGCGCAGCGCCGACCTGTCGTCCATGACGCTGGCCGAACTGCAGGCCGTCGCCAGCGGCACCCTCTCCGTGACCATCAACGGCGTCGCGAAGACGTCGGGCACCATCAACCTGTCGGCGGTCGCCAGCTTCTCCGCCGCCGCCACGGCTATCCAGACGGCCCTCGCCGCGTACGACGGCGTGGTGACGGCCAGCATCGCCACGACCACGACCCTGTCCGTCACGGCCAGCATCTCGGGGTACATCCTGACCGTGGGCACCCTCGGGGCCGGCTCGGTGCAGAACGGCGCGATTCTGGCGGGCACGGGCGTCACCGCCGGCACGATGGTGCAGAAACAGCTCACCGGCACGGCCAACGGCGTCGGCACCTATCAGGTGTCCATCAGCCAGGACGTAACCACCACGACCATCACCGGGTCATACGGCACCATGACCGTGTCGGGCGTCGCCTCGGGCGCGCTCGCGGTCGGCCAGACGGTCAGCGGCTCGGGCGTCACCGCCGGCACCGTGATCACCGCGCTTCTGACCGGCACGGGGGGCACCGGCACCTACGTGGTGTCACCGTCGCAGACCGCCAGCTCCACCACCGTGAGCGCCGGCCCGGCCCTCGTGACCTATGACAGCGTCTCGGGCGCGTTCGTGATCACGGGGGGCACGCCGGGCACCGGCACGATCGGGTACGGCTCGGGCAGCATCGCCACGTCCCTGTCGTTTACCCAGGCGCTGGGCGCGACCACGTCGCAGGGTGCGCCCGAGGGCGTGCCGGCCACCAACATGGCCGCCATCATCGGCCAGTCGCAGAACTGGGCCAGCTTCACCACGTCGTGGGAACCGCTCACCGCCGACAAGATCCTGTTCGCCGCGTGGACGGACGCCCAGAACGATCGATACCTGTACGTCATGTGGGACACGGACGTGACGGTCACGACCACCAGCGACACGGCCAGCGCCGGCTATGCCATCACCGCGGCGGAATATGGCGGGACCGCCCCGATCTACTCGCCCACGGAGCAGTACCTGGCGGCGTTCGGCATGGGCGTGGTGGCCAGCATCGACTATGCCGAAAAGGACGGACGCCTTACGCTGGCGTTCAAGTCGCAATCGGGCATTGCCGCCAGCGTGACGGACGCGACCGTGGCGGACAACCTCATCGCCAACGGCTACAACTTCTATGGTGCGTACGGCACGGCCAACGAGGAATTTACGTTCTTCAACAAAGGGGTCGTTTCGGGCGAATGGCTCTGGATTGATTCGTACGTCAACCAAATCTGGTTGAACAACGCGTTCCAGCTTGACCTCATGGACCTGATGACCACGGTTCGGTCGATCCCATACAACGCGAGCGGTTACGCGATGTTGGAAACGGCCCTGTCCGACACGATCCAGCAGGCGCTGTTTAACGGGGTCATCCGTACGGGGGTCATCCTGTCGGCCAGCCAGCGGGCGTCTGTGACCGCTTCGGCGGGGCAAGACATCACATCCGTTCTTGAGACCCGGGGATGGTATCTGCTGATCCGACCGGCCAGGGCGGAGGTGCGCGCGGCCCGAGGCTCGCCGCCATGTACGTTCTTCTACACGGACGGCCAGTCCATCCAGGCCATCACTCTCAGCTCCCTGGAGATCCAATAGATGGCCCTGCAGCCGCGCAACCTCACGGGCGCTGACGTTGTCCTTATGCTGGGGGTCACGAGTCTCTACTCCATCCCCCAGCAAATCCAGGGCTTCTCAACGGACGCCGCGTGGGACGCCGAATCGGTCGCCAACGCCCAGACGGTCATGGGCGTGGACGGCATCATGTCCGCCGGGTACGTCGCCGTTGAGCGCGCCCAGTCGATCACGCTGCAGGCGGACAGCCCGAGCGTCGGGTTTTTCGACACGTGGGCACAGGCTACCGAGACGGCCCGCAACGTCTATTTCGCGTTCGGGACCGCGGTGTACCCGGGGACGCAACGCAAGTACGCGCTCACTCGCGGCGTGCTGGTCGCCTATCCGCCCATGCCCGGCGTCGGCAAGCTGCTGAAACCCGTGACCTACGGCATCACCTGGCAGAGCATCACGCCGGCCCCGTACTGACATGGCGCGCAACGTCAAAACGCTGACCATCACCGCCGCCGGCCGCGACCGCGGCAAGGTGTTCGTCCTGACCGAAATGTCGGCCATGGCGGCGGAGAAGTGGGCGGCGCGGGCGGTGCTCGCTCTGGCCCGGTCGGGCGTGGACGTGCCGGCCAACCTGGACGACATGGGCATGATGGGCGTCGCCATCCTCGGGGTGCGCGCCTTCGCCGGGGCGGAGTACGAGGACGTCGCGCCGCTCCTGGACGAGATGATGCTGTGCGTGACCTACAAGCCCGACCCGACCCAGCCCCTCACTCGCGCGTTGATCGATGACGACGTGGAGGAGATCGCCACGCTCCTGGAGCTGCGACGGGAGGTGATGGAGCTACACGTAAATTTTTCCGACGTCGCCGGGTGGTGGAAATCACGCCGGGCGGTGGCGGACCCGGAATCCCCGGCCTCATCGGATACCCCAACCTCGGGCCAGTAATCGGCCCGCTCATCTCCGCCCGCCTTGCGACCTTGGCGGAATTGGATACGGTGTACGGGCTAGAGGATGCGTACGACCTGTTGGAAGTCCTGACCGTGGACGCCCACAACTCGCGGGTGATCAATGACGACGGTAATTGACGAGTTCGTTGTCACCCTCGGGCTGGATCCCACCCAGTACAAGAAGCAGACGGCCGAGCTGGAGCGCCAGCTAGCCCGTGACCAACAGACGGCCCTCAAGTCCGGCAAGCTGATCGAGGACTCGGCGCGGAAGCAGCGGTCGGCCTTCAACGCGGTCAAGACCGAGGCTCTGGGCCTCATGTCGGTGCTGGGCGGCACCGCCGCCGTGACCACCTTCGTGAACAACACGATCAAGACCGACGCGGCGGTGGGGCGGCTCTCGGCCACCATCGGCCAGTCCACCCGCACGATTTCCATATGGCAAGCGGTCATGCGCGGCGTCGGCGGCACGAACGCGGATGCGGCCGGTGCGCTGGGCACGATCAACCAACTGGGCGTGGACTTCACGACGGGGCGGCTAGACGCCCAGCGCGCCGGGCTACTCGGCCAGCTCGGCATTAGCGCCAGCGCCCTCAACGACCCCACGGCGTTCAGTTCGGCGGCGGCGGCGGCCCTGGCCAGTAGCCCCCGCGTGAACGCTGACCGACTGCGGCGGCTCGGCTTTGGCGACTCGTACCTGGCGGCAATCCAGGGGGGTTCCGGCGCGTTTCAGGGGCGGCTGGCGGCGGCCGGGCCGCTGGCGGAGATCACGGAGCAAGATGCGGCCCGAGCACAGGCGCTGGAGCGCAGCGCGTCCCGGTTCAACACTGCCGTCCAAGGGCGCGGGCGGCGTGCGCTGGGGGCCGTGCTCCCCCACGCCACCACGGCGCTGAACCAACTGGCGGACCTGATCGAAGGCCGCACGGCGGGACCCGGCTTCATGGGGATGCCGGCCGGGGGGCGCGCGGGTGCGGCGGCCGGCGGAGGTGGCGGCGGGGGGCGGTCCTCGTTCCAGGAGGTGTACAACTTCTGGCGGGCGCAAGGGAAGTCGGACGCCGTGGCCCGAGGCATCGCGGCGGGTGTGGGCGCAGAAAGCAACTTTGACCCGGCGGCGGAGGGCCCCCTGCAAAAAAGCGGGCGGCGCGCCTACGGGCTCCTCCAGCTCCTTTCCGCCGATCGCGTGGCCAATTTCGAGCGGATCATGGGCACGCCCTTGCGGGGGTCCACCGCCCAGCAACAGCTCGAATTTATGGCCTGGGAGATGCAGAACTCGGAAAAGACCGCCGGGGACTTGGTGTTCTCACAGACTACCGCGGCCGGCGCGCTTTCCGCGTATGTGGGTGGCGGGAAGTGGGGCTACATGCGCCCCGGGCCCGGCCGCGCTGGCGACATGGAGCGCGGCGGCCGGCTTCTCACCCAGAATATCAACATCGGCACCGTCGTGGTAAACACCCAGGCGACGGACGCGAAGGGCGTAGCGGCCGGCATCCGTACCGCCGTCGCCCAGGCCAACCAAGGGTCGCGATAGTGCCGAACCCCGTGATTTCCGTTCCGGCCTTCCCCAACGTCCCCAACGTGGCGGGCGTGCCGAACGTCAAGCGCAGCGCGGCGGGCGTGGTCAACACCCTGACCGGCCTGCTGACCGGCTCCGTGGACCCGGCGTCGGGCGTGTTCTCGGGCAGCGTGGCGGGGCTTCTGGCGCGCTCCAGCGGCCAGACGGGCAGCGTGACCGGGACGCTCCGTGGCATCCTGGACGGAAACGACAAGTTCAACGCCACGCTCTCGGGCCTGCTGGCCGGCAACGTGCTGGGCACGCTCTCGGGCACGGTGGACCGGGTGTCTGGGGTGATTCGGGCGAACCTGTCCGGCGTGGTGTCGCAGATTACCGGCTCGCTCGGCAGCTTCACACTGGCCAATGTCACCGCCGCCCCGCCGTTTCAGTGGGGCGTGTTCACGAAGGACGGAGCGCCCGTGCTGATCGGGAGCAACGTGGTGGGGCTGGACTACCACCGCTCGTCCACCATCTCCACGTTCCCGGTCGAGAACGGCGTCTATGAGTCGTATAACAAGGTGGAGGTGCCGTACGTCGTGCGCATCGTCTTCACCAAGGGCGGCACGGTGGCGGAGAAGACCAAGTTCCTGGACGCGTGCGAGCGCGCCCGGGCCGGGCTGGAAACGTACAGCGTAGCCACGCCGGAGTTCACCTATCTCAAGATGAATGTCACGACGCTCTCGTACGACCGCACGGCGGCCAAGGGCGCGGGGCTGATGATCGTGGAGGTGACGCTGCAGCACGTCCGGTCGTTTGCCGCGGCGGCGTTCACCGACACGAAAACGGACGCCGGGGCCGGGGACGTCAACGCCGGGCCCGTACAGGCAGCCACGCCCACCGCGAGCCAGGCCGTGGCTATCGACGACGCGCTCGCCGGCGCACCGCTGGGGCCGTTCGAATGACCGAGACCGCCGTGCCCGTCCATCCTATCCAGAACCGCATCCGGTATCCGAACGGCGGGGAGGCTCCCCAATGCCTAACGCTCCGGGCGTACGAAGTGTACTCGCACGTCTATAGCCCCCAGCCGGCGATGATCACGGGGGGTTGTCGCGGGGGTTTTGCGCTCGGTGAGTTGATGGCGCTCCTCTACGCCCATTCGTTCCCTAAAGCCGAATGGGGCGAACGTCTGGAGGAAGGCTTACGGGGGCTCAAAATATGACGCAGGTAATCCCGCTCCTCGCCACCGCCTCGCAAACACTCTCCGTGCGTCTGGGCGGCCAGTCCTGTCGTATCCACGTCTATCAGGTCAGCACGGGGGTGTACGTGGACCTGTACCGCTCCGACGTGCTGGTGGTCGGCGGCGTGGTGGCGCGCAACGGCGTGCGCCTGGTGCGGGATGCGTACTTCGGCTTCGTTGGGGACCTGGCGTTCGTGGACACGCAGGGCAGCGAGGACCCCGAGGCGTCGGGGCTCGGCACGCGCTGGATCCTCGCGTACGCCCCATGACGTTCGACCGGCGGCAGATAGACCTCGTGTTCAAGCTGGGGACGGGCAGCTTCGGCGAGGGTGGCGCGGACACCGTGACCCTCTCGGGGATGCGCGTGGCGGCCGACATTCAACTGACCGGCGGCCCGTCTTACGGCACGGCCAGCATCCGTGCGTTCGGCGTGCCCCTGTCGGTGATGAACACCCTGTCCACCCTCGGGCAATACTACCCGGACATTCGCCAGAACACCGTGACCGTCATCGCCAACGGCGCGGCCATCTTCACCGGCCAAATTTCGGAAGCCTTCGCCAGCTTTGAGGGCGCTCCGGACGTGATGTTCACGGTGAGCGCGTTCCCGGGTTTGCTGGACGCCTTGCGGCCCCTACCGCCTACCAGCACCAGCACCCCCACCGACGCGGTGGTGATCTTGCGGGGGCTGGCCGCCCAGATGCAGATGACGCTGGAAGACAACGGCGTCCAATGCACGCTACCGCCGGGCTATTGGCCAGGCGCGGGCCGGACACAGGCGGAATCCATCGCCCGCGCGGGCGGCTTCGACCTGTTCTATGACGAGGCGGCCATCAACGGCCCGACCATGGTTATCGTCCCGCGCGGGGGTGTGCGCCAGGGCGGCACTATCCCCGAAATATCGCCCCAATCGGGGATGGTCGGCTACCCGGCGTACACACAAGGCGGCATCATCATCACGAGCCTGTTCAACCCCTCCGTTCGGTTCAATGGCCCGATCAAGGTCATAAGCGCCCTTGCGCCGGCGTCTGGGGATTTCCGCGTGTACGACCTGTCCCACGAGCTATCGAGCGAAACACCGGACGGGCCGTGGTTTACGCGGATGCGCTGCAACACCTACGGCCGAGAGGTTCCGGTGTGAGTGAGCAATATTACGGCTTCCAGCAGCCTTCCAGCGGCTCCAGCGACCTAAACGCCATGGACTTCGTGGTGCGAATGATCCTGGGCCAGCTCGCCACGGCCACGGTGGTGCGCGTGGAGGCGGTGACGCCCGGTGGGGTGGGTGAGACGGGCACGGTGGACGTCACGCCGCTGGTCGGCCAGGTCAACGGCATCGGAGACGTGACGCCGCACGGCATCATCTACGGCCTGCCATATCTACGCGTACAGGCGGGCACCAACGCCGTGATCGTGGACCCTGAGGTTGGGGACCTGGGTCTGGCCGTGTTTGCCAACCGGGACATATCGAGCGTCAAGATCAACAAAGCGCCCAGCGCGCCCGGCTCGGCCCGAATCATGGACTGGGCGGACGGGGTGTACGCGTTCGGCCTGCTTACTGCCGTCCCGACCAACTACGTTCACGTGACGGCGGCGGGCATCACCATGAAGTCGCCGGTCAAGGTCACGCTGGACGCGCCGCTTATCGAGCTGATCGGCGCGGTGACGGGCACGGGGACGGCCGACTGGTCGGGCGACGTGACCGCGGCGGGCAAGTCCGTCTCGACGCACCGTCACGGCGGGGTTACTACTGGTGGCGGAACGACGGGGCTACCGACGTAATGGCCAGCACACTACTCCTTGACCAGAGCCTGTGGGATCTATGCCTGGACGCCGCGGGCAACATCGCCGTGGCCACCGAGCCGTACGCCCCGGCCCAGGACGTGGCGTCGGCCATTCGCCTGTTCTCCGGTGAGCTTTGGTACGACACGGCAGCCGGCGTGACCTACTTCCAACAGATCCTCGGGCAGTTCCCGCCGCCGTCGCTTATCCAGGCGAAAATGGTGGAGGCGGCCCTTACGGTGCCGGGCGTCACGAACGCCCAGTGCGACCTCCAGCCGATCGATCATCGGACCCTCGCCGGGCAGGTGCTTTTCACCTATGGTGACACCGCACTGGCCGTGGACTTCGTGGGCACGTCCAGCGGCTTAACGACCTCGATAGGCACGGCATGACCTCCAGCGTCCCGCAACCCACCTTCGGCCCCAACGGCTTCGTGATCCCCAGCGAGCCGGACGTTCTGACCGGCGTGATGGCGGACTTGAACGCGGCGTTCGGCGGCAACATGAACATGTCGCTGGAGACGCCACAGGGGCAGCTCGCCACGACGCTCACGGCCATCATCGGGGACAAAAACGACCAGTTTCTTCTGTACACCAACGGCGTGGACCCGGCGTACGCGGCGGGCCGGATGCAGGACGCCATTGGCCGCATCTACTTCATCGAACGCAACCCGGCGACGGCCACCACGGTCAACTGCACGTGCTCGGGCGCGTCGGGTACGGTCATTCCCATCGGCTCGCTCGCGACGGCCACGGACGGCACGGTCTACACCAGCACCAGCGCCGGTACGATCGGTCTGGGCGGTACGGTGGTGGTGCCGTTCGCGGCCCAGGAAACCGGCCCCATCGCCTGCCCGGCGGCGAGCGTCACGGCCATCTACCGCGCCATCCCCGGGTGGGACAGCATCACCAACGTGAGCGCCGGCACGCCGGGCACCTACGTGGAAAGCCGGGCGGACTTCGAAGCGCGCCGCCTCGCCTCCGTGGCCCTCAACGCCCGCAACACCCTCGACTCCATCCGCGGCGCGGTGCTGAACGTCCCGGACGTGACGGACGCGTACGTCACCGACAACTCCACCGCGGCCCCCGTGACCGTCCAGGGCGTGACCATCCCGGCCTATGCGCTGTACGTGTGCGCGGCCGGCGGCGTCGGCCAGTCGGTGGCGGAAGCGGTGTGGACGAAGAAACCGCCGGGGATCCCCTACGTCACGAGCGGAGCGACTGCCTACACGGTCACGGACGACTCCAGCGACTACGTGCTGCCCTATCCGACGTACACGGTCTATGTGACCACGCCGGCCAACCTGGACGTCATCTTCGCCATCTCCATCACCAACAGCGTCGGCGTCCCGAGCGATGCGGTGGTGCAGATTCAGAACGCGGTGGCGGACGCCTTCGTGGGCGGCGACGGGGGCACCCGGGCGCGCATCGGCGGCACGATCTATGCCAGCCGGTTCTACGGCCCCATCGCGGCGCTGGGCGACTGGGCCCGCGAGATCGTGTCCATCAAGATCGGCTCGGCCAACGCGCCGGGGGCGACCTTTACCGCCAGCATCGCCGGCACGACCATGACCGTCACCGGCTCGCCCACGGGCACCATTGCCGTCGGCCAGACGGTCATCGGCACGGGCGTCACGGCCGGCACGGTGATCACGGCGTTGGGGTCCGGCTCGGGCGGCGCGGGCACCTACACGGTGGGCATCTCCCAGACCCTCGCCAGCACCGCCGGTCTGGTCGGCGTCGTGGCCGCGCTGGACCTGCTGACGCCCGACATTGACCAACTGCCAATCGCCCAGGCGGTCAATGTCCAGGTCACGCTGGTGTAACCATGCTGGACGTCCAGGCCACCAACATATCGCAGTACGGCCAGTCCCCCACGCTGGTGCAACTGCTGGAGAATATGAATACGTACGTGGACCCGGCGGCCGATTTCGACGCCTTCTACGCGTACGTCTGGAATGTGGCCACGGCGGTGGGGTGGGGGCTGGACGTCTGGGGCCGCATCGTGGGCGTCGGCCGCGTCGTCCAGGTCCCGAGCGGTGACCCGTCGTTCGGTTTCGAGGAAGGCGACGGCGAGCCGTTCAACCAGGGCACGTTCTACGGCGGCGGCGGCGTGACCAACAATTACGCCCTGTCGGACGCCGCGTACCGCACGCTCATTTACGCCAAGGCCCTGTCCAATATCTGCGACGGGTCCATGGCCGCCATCAACCAGATCATGCGCAACCTGTTCCCGGGCCGTGGCAACTGCTACTGCACGGACGGGGCCAACATGACCATGACGTACACCTTCGACTTCACGCTCACGGCGGTGGAGCTGGCGGTGGTCTCGCAATCGGGCGTCCTGGCCAAGCCGGCCGGCGTCGTCGCTTCCATCGTGACTTAGGGGCCGCCCATGCAAGCGTCCGACATTCCGACCAAGTTCCCCATCCCGTTCGCCAACTCGGCCACGCCCGGGACGTACAAGCGGACCATCCCCGAGGCGTCCAGCCCGACACCCGGCGCGGCCAGCCTCACAGACGGGTTCCCGCCGCTGACGTTCACGCCGGTGGGGTCGGGGGGCATCCCGCCGTTCGGCCAGGACATGAATGGCATCCTGTACGAAATCACCCAATGGTCACGGTGGCTGCAGGCGGGCGGCACGGTCACGTGGGACTCGGCGTTCAGCACGGCGGTGGGCGGCTATCCGGCCGGGGCGGTGGTCGCCTCCACCACGGCGGGTCTCTTCTGGTACTCCCTGGTCGACAACAACACCGTCAACCCGGACGCGGGCGCATCGGCCAACTGGCAAGCCCTGGTCGCGCCCAACAGCGTCAGCAACAGCCAACTCGCGCAAATGCCCAGCCTCACGGTCAAGGGCAACCTGGGCGTGGCCGCCGTGACCACCGCCGACATCGCCGGCACCACCATGACCGTATCGGCCGTGGCCAGCGGCGTGCTGGCGGTCGGGGCGACCCTCTCGGGCACGGGGGTCACGGCGGGTACGCGTATCACCGCGTTCCTGACCGGCACGGGGGGTACGGGGACGTACACCGTCTCTCCGTCGCAGACCGTGGCCAGCACCACGATCAACGCCACCGGCACGGCCGATGCGGCGGATATCCCCATCGCAAGCCTGCCGGCGCGGCCCATGGTGTACGCCACGGGGCGCTCCAGCGCGGGGGCCTGTACGCTTTCCCGGGCGGTGGGCGTCGCCAGCGTGACCCGGACCAGCACGAGCGGCACGTACGACGTGGTGCTGACCGCCAACGCGCCGGACGCGTACTATGGCGTCAACTTCATGAATAAGGACGCTTCCGCCGTCAGCCTGACGTGCAGTATCAGCTCGCAAACCGCCGCCGGCTTCACGGTGCGATTCCAGCGCGCTAACGCCAACCAAGGGGACGGCCCCGAGGATCCCACCGCTTTCGCCCTGTCGCTGGCTTACTAGGCAACCGCCCCACGTGTCGCGCGTTACCCGCGCATGGACATCATCTCGCTCTTGGTCGTGCTGGTCGTTATCGGCCTGGTCTGGTGGCTGCTGACCACCTACGTCCCCATGCCCCAGCCGGTGCGTATGATCGTCACGGTGATCGGCGTGCTGATCCTGTGCGTGTGGCTGTTGAGCCTGGTGGGCGTCGGGGGCGGGCTGCACGGGTTGCGGCTGGGTTAGGGCTCTAGCCGGCGTCCCGCACCCACGTATGCGCCGGGCTCCCGTTTCGCCACGTTTTGCCGGGGATCACGCGGCGTGACCAACCGCCCGCGGCCATATGCGAAACCACGCTGCCCGGCGGGCACGCCCAGGATTCCCACCGCTGCAAAACCGTCGTGCCTTTATGTAGTTCGGAAGTATCCCGGTGTGCCCCTGCCGAGTATGACGAAATTCTAACCCCCGTCGCATCGGTGTATGTGTCACGCTCGCTTACTTTGGTCGGCGTCCAGCCCGAGCATTGGTAGACGTACCCGGTATGCCCTTGTCCGAAATCACTATACGTGACCAAAACGGGCCACCTAGAGCGATCCAGCAGACTTTTCATCTGCACGCGTAGGGGTTTCGAAACGTGTTTTAGTTGACGTTGCTCGCGCGGCACCGCGACCATGCGACTCAATGCTAGCACGGCCCCGGGTTCCTCGGGACAGACGCTTTTTGCCGCGCCGGGTGGGGGCGGTTGCCACGAATAGGCGGCGACAGGTTCGTCATTCTCGTACACCGCAAAGCACGCTGTACCGCTCGCGCCCATGCCGCCGTACCCATGGAATTTTTCGACCATCTCCGCGACAACGGAAAGTGAGCAAGGGCGAAGGTCCATCCGCTAGCCCTTCCGATACCGCCGGCCTGCCCAGCCGCCATTGGCCACGATCGGCCAGTCCGCGGCCCAGTCCGGCATGGTCCCCATGATGCGCTCCAGCTCCTCCACGGAGCCGGTCCCCTCGGGCACTTCGCACAGGATCTCGTCATAGACGTGGAGGATCGTCGGGTATCCCGCCGCCCGTAGCCCCAGCACCCCGTGGCGCATGATGTCGTGCGCGGTGGCCTGGACGATATTTTCCACCAGCCGGCCGCCGAATGTGGACATAGCGACCCACCCCATGCGCCCATATTTCGGGTTGCTGTTCCACGTCCAGTAAGTGATCGCATACTCACTCGGGTCTCGGGGCGACGGGGACAGCATGGCGTCGTGATAGGTCAGCTCGCGGCCGGACAGCAGGCGGATGATGAGCGCCCGCGTGCCCGCCGGATGGTCACGGGTGAAGAACTGCAGCCCTCGATATGTGAACGTCTGGCCGGGGTTCAGCAGCGCCAGGACCGCGTGACCCTCCAGCCCATATAGCTCCGCGCGGCGGTCCCGGTCCCATGGTCGCCCGCGGTGCTGGCCGCCCCAAAACTCGACAATCGCGGGCGAGGCGTCACGCCAGGCGAGGATGAGCGCCTTGATTTCCGCCTCCGTGAACCGCCCCGAATCATCGAAGGCCAGCCACGCGTTGATCCAGCCGCCGAACCCCAGGCCCAGCTCGGCCACCTTGCCGAACGGAAGTAGGTACGACCCAGGATCGGAAACAAGGTCGATCGCCGTGTTGATGAGGAAGTTGCCGAATCCTTCGCGAGCGGACGGGTCGCCAAGCGATTCACGGATGCGAGCGGCGTCGTAATACTTCGTGACGTTCGTGATCCCTACCGCGTCCGTGATCTGGAACAGCGGGTTGTTCAACGCGGCTTGCTGAGTGTCTCCAGCGATGAGGGCCTTGATGGACTGGATTCCAAGCAGCCGCTCCGGGATCTGGAAGATGGACGCGATGAACCCGAAGAATCCTCCACCTTCCTCGTTGTCCTGCTGGGCGGCAGCCTGAGCCTGTGCGATCTGCTCAGGGGACGGAAGGAACGGAGCCGTGACGTCAGGCTGCTTGAAACTTCCGCCGAAAGAGCCACCGCCGGCGAGGCTTAGCCCGCTTCCGAAGGTGGATCGGCGGTCGCGTGGCATCAGGGTCCGCCGCCTCCGAGCATGAGAGCCATGAGGGCCGCGAGGGCCTGGCTTGCCGCGCTCTGTTGCAGGACCGGAGCCCACTGAGACTCCCCGCCCTGCCCAGCCGGAAGCTGACCCATCGAGTATGACATGGGGGAGAACAGCGCGGCGATGGACTGATTCCCGGTGAGTTGGGAGTTGAGGCCGGACTGGATCGGACCGAGAACTCCCGGAAGCTGGCCGAGCGTCGGGAACAGCCCGAAGGACTGGACCGGTGCGTTGAAGGCGTTGCCGAGGTTGGGAAGAAAAGACTGCCCGCCGCCACCAAGCGCCTGAGCAAGCAGGCTTGCCTGCATCATGGCCTGAGGCGAAAGACCGGACGTCGGCGATCCCTGACCCGTGTTCCCGCTACCGCTGGACGATGATGGCGTAGGGCTCGTCGCTGGCTGATCGGGAGTCTGCCGCATCTGTCCCGGCTGGTTCCGCGAGAACAGGTCAACCATGGGCGAGATCGAACCGGACAGAGCGTTGCCGAGGAGAAGGTTGGCGACCATGGAGAGCGGTTGAGGGACGGGCATCAGTACGGCGCTCCTCTCCGAGCTTCGCGAGGCGAAAGCGTCTTCTTGGACTTCCTTGCCTCCGAGGCCATCTTTTCAAACTGAGCAGAAGCATCGGAAGGCTTGGCACCAGCGACTCCGACAAGGAAGTCTTGACCGCCCTTCAGTACGTCGAGGATTGACTTGCCCGCTGTGCCAACGCTGGCGTTGACGTATCGCCCAGCCTGTCGAAATGGATGAACGCCTCCCTCAGTGTAGTTCGTGAGGTAGGAAAGATCTTTCTTTTCCGTAGTAGGGCTCTCCGCAGCTGCCTGCTTTTGTAGATCCTCGATAATTTTCTCGACGCTCTCAGGAACGTAGGATGGCGGCTTGGGAGGGACCTGTAGCCCTGCCTTCTCAGCGTTCGCGAGGAACGTTTCCATGTGCGCGTTGAAGACGCTGGACCCGAGAGCCGCCGTTGCCGCAGGGTCGGAAAGACCAGCCGCAGCGATGGCGTCCGTTGACTTCTTTCGAGCCTCTCGCAGAGCATCAGCCATGGCCTGAGCCGACTTGAATCCATCCTCGGAACCGATGTCAGGAATCGAGCCAGCGGCTTCCATGGTCCTGCGAACGGTATCAGTGACTTCGACGGCCTGAGTGATTCGACGCAGCTTCTCCTCACGGGTCGCACCGGAAGCGTCGATCGCCATAACCATCTGAAGAAGCCCATTACCGGTAGAAAGCGCGATGCCGTTCTTGAACTCAGATGCGGCCATCTTCGCGCTCATGGCCCTGTCAGCGTTGTCCTTGTAGATCGAAAGCCACTGCCGTTCCGCGTCGGATGCTCTGTCATAAGCGATCTTGGCGCGGTTGTCGTCGTAGGTCCGCTTGTTGAGGTCGAGCATCTCGTTTCGATACTTCTCCTCAGCCGCTGCCTGCTTTTCAGCCATTCGGAGCTTGAGAAAATCAAGCCCCTTGCCGATCGTGGTGTTCAACTTGTCGAACGCGACCGATCCCTGCTTGAGCTTGAACTCCTTGGCCCGTTCTTCCTTCAACTGCAAGCGGTCGGCGTCGCGCTGCGCCAACTCAAGCTCTCGCTGGGCAGCATCGCGATTCGCCATGGCCATCGTGAACTGAGCCTGAGAAGCGGCAAGGTCGGCCTGCTCGCGACGGAAAGCTACGTCATCGGCCCTATCCTTGGCGCGTTGCTCACGTTCCGCCTTGGCTTCGGCCAGTGCCTTCTCGCGGTCGGAAGCGCGCTGCTCGCGGTCCAGACGAGCGTTGGCATTAGGACCAAGGTACTGAGTCCCCTGCGCGGCTCCTGTGGCGAATCCTGCGAGAGCGTCCATGTCTGGCTCCTACTTGAATACCTTGGAGATGCCGCCGGCAGCGCCACCAGCAGACACGAGGTTTCCAGCCAGACCACCGATCCCCTGCCCGAGCGTCTGCAACGGGGTGGGCTGGGCAGCGATGTTGCCGAGCACGCCGGCCGAACCAAGCTGAGCGTTCGCTACGTTCTGCGGGAAGCTGTACCGCTGAGTGAGGAACTGCAACGCCGCGTTCAACGCCTGAACCTGATCCTGCCGGTTCTGAGTCGCCGCCATCACGTCCAACTGGCGGTTCCCAGTGGCGATCGTCTCACCCAGCCGAGAGGCGATGTCGTTCGTTCCCCTGACCGCAGAACCACCGCGCACGTTCCCTGTCTGCCCAAGCCGGGCAAGCATCTCATCCCGAGCCGTGTTCGCCGCCGAGTGAGCCTCAGCGGCAACATTCTGCTTGAGCCCGGAAACGAGCTGCGGGGTCATCGTCCCCGGAGACGACAGCATCTCCGAAAGGTTGGTCATGATCTGGATGACCTTCGGATCGGAAAGGTACGCCGCTTCCGCCGCCTGGATCGTGGCCGGCGCTTGCGTCGCCATCTTCGTGGCTTTCTTCTGCCCTGAGCTTTGGCTTGCCATCGGGATACCCTCGTCGCTGGTACAGGATCGCCACGGGTGACCACCCTGTTCGCCGCATCATACCCTGCATAGGTGCGTTGCCCACAAGAACTAAGGCTTGACCCTGCTGAATCCCGTTGGCCCGTCCCCACGCCACCGCGGAACGCACCAGCCGCCCCAGGATCGACGATCGCCGGTATTCCGGTCTGACGTACAGGCCGGAAACGAAGGCGCTCTTGGGGCAAGCCAAGCCAACCAGCACGTCTGGACGCGCCGAGAGGTAGCCCGCTGGATTGCCGTCCACGTAGGCAATCCAGACCTGATCCGTTCCCTGGCTCAACGTCACCGCGCACAAGGCCGCCGCGTCGAACTCGGCGCAGAACCGGAGATACTCAGTATCGGGGAAGACCTCCGGGGTATGACCACGAGCTTCCCGGTCAGCCGCCAGCCGAAGCTCCACCATCGCTTGCAGGTCGGAACGGTCTGCGTGCTTAACGGTCACGGTCACGTTGCTTTGACTCCCGAAGTGATCGCGATGCCATGGACATGGACAGTGCTACGTCTCTCATGTGCTCTTCGTCTCTGGACTCCTGATCTGGAATCCGACGACCCACCAGTCGCTCCCATCGTAGGTATCCGCAGCATCCGTGCTGCCCATCCGGCGGCACCACACGGCGACATTCTCTTTCGAGGTGTCGATAGTTGGCGTGGTGAGCGTGAGCGTTTCCTTATAGATCAGCGTCGTGTCCACCGTCGTCGGAATGGTGACGCTGAAGTCAGTGTTTGTGTAGTTCGGCTTCTCACCTGGAGACCACCCGTCATCGAGCGAAACCTTTACACGCACCACCTTGTTAGATGCCGGTACCGCTGCTGCCATCCAGAACACATCAATATAAAGGTCGGTTCCGCCTCCAGTTGCAGAGTAGTGGTACGGAATAGGGAGACTTTTAAGGAAGAACGTCGTATCGTTAGCCCCAGGGCACTGGCGGCCATATGTGCCGCCTCCCGCGTACCACACAGAACCAGCGGAGTTCCACGAAGCCGGACAGAATACCTCCGCAGGCGACATCCACCCGCGAGTTTCTTGTGCTACTACATACCCTATCTCTTCAAGCAGCGCGTTGATGGAACTGTTCGCTGCCTGGAAGTGCGAGTTCGGGTCAGAGAACCCAGTATCCTCGTCAACTACCGTTCCCTTGCCTACCGAAGATATCTTCGCCAGTACGTTGCCTGCGTTGTCCTGCCACTCATGCAAGTTAGCAGTCGGAGTTCCGCTTGCCGCCTTGATCGTTTGCGCCACAACATCCGAGGAAGGCTGAATCGTGTTCCGCGCAGCCGTTGCAGGGGCAAGCGCAACGTACTGCGTGTGATCGTCATCGGTCAATCCGGTCAAGGCCGCCCCGTGGTCAAGCTGTCCAGCCTCAGATGCCCCAGTGTGAGCATGAGTCGGGACCTCGCTGGCAACGCCACCGCTCGCCTTTTCCTTGAGATACTGAGTGTGATCGTCGTCGGTGAGCCCGGTCAGCGCAGTACCGTGGTCCAACGTACCAGCTTCGCTCGCTCCCGTGTGCGCGTGCGTCGGAACTTCGGAAGCAAGTCCACCCGAAGCCTTCTCCTTCAAGTAGTGAGCGTGGTCATCATCGCCAAGGCCAGCCAGCAACCCATGGTCGATAGCAGCCGGATCGACCGAGAGCCCGTTGGTTGGATCGCATACTATGGTGTCGTCGTCGTGCTTGACCGCAAGATTTCCTTCGCTGTCGAAGTAGAGCCCACAACCTGGATCGTTGAGCTGCTGGTAAACAAGGAAGTTCATCCGCTGCCGAAGACTCTCAAGCCACAGTTGCAGCGGACCATTGTTTCCACCAGGAACCGGCGGAAGCTCGAAGTTGAAGCTCACGAGAGCTTCCCGCCCAGTACGGCCGACTCAACCTCTAAGTAGTGGAATTGGATGTTCGCAGATAGGCTCGGAAGCCACGGGGCCGAGTCTTCGGAGTTCGCCGACGTATCACCCAACCGGATTCGGAAGTTGCCACCGTGGCCGCCGAGATTGATTCGCAGCGTGTCCGTGTCCGTTCCAACAGTGCGAACGTAGTTCGTACCTTCCGTCGGATCGTACACCCGCCCGAGTTTGTTCGCTTGGACGTTGAGCCGGACATACCCGGTTCCGCTGGAAGTCAGCCGCGACAGGAAATATCGCAGATGCTTCCGCACTCCAGGGTCCGACATGTTCAGGTTGAACTCGATGAAGTAGTCGAACGACGCGATAACGAACACGTCACCGGCTACCGGAGTGTACGGCAGCGCAGAATACGGTGTCACCGTCGTGGAAGTGTTGCTGGCGATGCGACTCCGCGAAACCACGTTCTGCGTTGCGTGGTAGTAGTGTACCCAGAGACCCTTGTATTCGTTGACGGTCATCGACATGGCCGACGCCGTAAACGCGGTCGTCGTGCCAGACGTGACGATCCCGGCAACCTGAGCTTCCGTGTTGTCCGTTCCGTCAAAAGTCCCGTCGTCCAGCTTCACAAGGTAGCCTTGGTGGAAGCCGTAGATCCATGGATCGTCGTACTGGTCCTCCATGGACAGCACGTAGTCAACGTCGAGATCGTATCGGCTCCACACGCCCTGATCCCAGTTGTAGACCAGAACCGTGTCGTTGTAGGTCGAGTCCGTGGACGAGCACGAAAACCAGAACTGGTTGCGAGCACGATGGAACGCGAGCGACGTTTCAGAACGACGCGACGGCTCAAGGCCCGACCTGACCAGCGTCTGGATGCTCGTTCGGTCTGGATCGGATGGCGAAGTGATGTTGAGGCTTTGCGCGCCATCCCAGATGTAGAAGTCGCGCTCGCCGGCGTAGACGTGCGTGGACTCGAACTCGAAACACGCCATCGGTCCAACAGCGCCAGAGTCTCGCGAAAGGTAGTTCAGGAAGAACGGAACCTCCGTCGATCCAGTAGGCGTCAAGCCAACCCTGCCATCAGGGAAGTGCGCAACAACGTAGTCTCTCAGCCCGCGAAGGACCGTAGCCACGTCGCCAGAGTCGAGGTCTGCATCCTCGAACTTCTCCGAATGGTTGAACGCTGTAGGCGTGCGAGGGTCGGAGTAGTAGATGAGTGTCGGCGCGAGCGGGTTCCCTGAGACGAACAGGCGATCCTTGAAAACGGCCACCAACGATCCAAGCGGAGCCTCCGCGTTGTCGGTGTATTCCAGCGTCGCAGACGTGAGGCTGATCGACGTGATATCCGTCGTGTAGTTCGTCGTTACGTTGTCCGTGATCGTCGCCACGAGATACGCGGTTGACCCAGCGCCAGCGTTCGCGACAGTCATCCAGATTCGCCGCTGGTCAACCTGAGGATCGGACGATACAGGGACCTGCACCGACGTGATCTTGTCATTCAGCGCGCACGTCACCGCAGCGCCGGGAGAAGGGTTCGATTCCGCCCCGCTCACCGAGTTCAGATACGTCACGTAGACAACGTAGGACCCAGCCGGCAAAGATCCTCCGGCTGCCGCGACAGGAACAGGGGTTTGGAACGGAGCGCGGATACCAACCCAGTCCAGGTTGGCACCGTTGTAGACGCGAGGGCGCTTGCCGTTCGCCGAAGCAAGGAACACGTCGTCACCGTACTGCGCCCAACTGATCTTGCCGCCCTTGTGAATGTTTCCCTGGACGGCACGGGCAACTCCGGCTTCCTCGTCCACCTCGTAAAGCGTCGTCCCTGATACGACGAGCTTCATGCGGACGACTTTGCCGGTCCCGTCGATGCGGTTGTATTGGTAGGCTCCGCGACCCTCCACGGCAGCGTAGGGCTCAACCAGTCCCTCATCCCAAAGAAGCCCCTGGTCTTCCTCGGGGTAGAGATCGGCAGCGTTGGAGTAGGACCCCGTTGTCTGAAGAACGTGGCCGTAGCCGTCGTTCAGCGGCAGCCCGCAGATGAGTGTCGAGTTCGACGGCAACGTGGTCAGCAGCGACCACTCGCCAAGGAAGTTCGTCCACGGGAGCAGCGGGGCCGCCGTTCCGGTGTTGAAAGGCTTGTGGATCGCGAAGTCATCGAGGATGGCGAACGCGGCGCTGCCGCTGAACGTCTGCGGGTAGGCGAAGGATGTCAGCTTGCGACCGATGGAAAGGTCGTCCGAAGTCGCAATCGGGTTCGCGTTGTCCGTCAGCACGACGGCGGCATACCCTGATCCTGCGGCCGATGCGTGACGAGCGTTCAAGTCCAGGCGCTCGGTCGTTCCGCCCCACAAGGAAAGCGAAACCGCCACCCGGATAGGCTCACCGATAGCGGTAGATGCCGCGGCAAGGGAAAGCCCGGTCAGCACGGCCGACTTCGTAGACGTTCCGTCCCGGTACTTCGCAACAAGGCGCTGCGAGCCACCCGAGTTTTCGATCACGACTCCAAGCGGCGACGGGTCCGTTGCGTCGGTTCCTGACCAGAAAAGCGTCTGGGACCTAACCTCGGTTTCCCCGGGTTCCAGGATGGGCGTGTAGATGAAGGAAAGGGTCCACCTCCGGCCATACGGGGAGGCGCTGTTGAAGATTCCTCCTCCGATTCCTGATCCGAGCTTCCAGTGGACATGCCCAGCACCTCCGTAAAAGGCCAGCCCAGAACGGCCGACAACGTACTGTGCGTTCCCGTTCCACTCAGCAAGCCAGGCAGGACCTTCGACTTCAGCCGTTCCGTAGTTCGCCGTGGAAGTCGAGTCGGCCACGCGAGAGCCGCGACCGTCGTTCATCTTCCAGTAGCCGGTCATGGTCGAGGCTTCGGTCGGCGTCAGCTCGCGGTCTGCGATGAGAGAGGGTGTCACCGCATCGAAAGAGCCGTCGTGAATCTTCAGCCGTAGCTCGGCTCCGGTGAACTTCGCGAAGCCGGATGACGTGGTGTCCGTGCCGACGTACCAAGGATCGGTGCTCGTGATCCAGTTCACGACGGCAGTAGATGACGCCCCTACCAACGTGCCGGCCGAGTCCAAAACGCTCATCGTGTACGTCCGCGTTGCGTAGGTCGTACACGTCAGCGATATGTGGCGATAGTAGTTGGTCGGTGCGCTCGCGTAGTTGCCTGCACCGTCGTTCACCGTGAAAGTACGCAACGCTCCGGCGGTCGCGTCGTAGGCGATGATCTTCCATCCGCCGTTGTTCGAGTTCAGGGTCGGATCGTAGGAAAGGCGGAAGAAGCGGGACGCCCCTGTGCCTGTCCCCTTGGACAGCAGCACGACTTCGGATGCCGGGAACTCGCGCAGAACAACATCGAAGCTCACCAACTGCGCGGTTGAACCAGGAGCGTAGGCAGTCTGATGAGGGATCTTGATGTAGTCGTCCACCCCATCGAAACGGACGGAGCAGTCCCGCAGCATCTCGGAATGGACCCGCGAGAAGCCAGCCCGCTTGGAGATCGTGCGTTCTGCGAACTCGACGTTGCGGAGGTCGGGAGACTCGTACCGCTTCAAGTGCAACGGCACGGAGCGATCGGACAGCCCGGCGAAGGCGTCATACCGAGTGTGGTACGGCTTGCTGCTCATTCCGCTGCCGCCCATCCAGAGTCGGAGGTTCGTGGGCCGAACGCACGCGACCTGGACGGGAGGCCGGAACGCTTCTCGTAGCTTTCGCCGATGATGGCGTGAGACGAGTTCCGCAGGTGCCGGAGTCCGTCACGGTATCGCGCTTCACTCACGGCAAGCTGGTCTTGCCCAAGGTACTGCGGGAACTTCACCATCGCTCCGTTGACGAGCAGGTCTACGAACTCATCCGCCCATCGCTCGTCCACAAGCGCCGCTTCCGAGATGTCGGCGATCGGCTTGGGTCGAGAGCTGTAGGTGTAGGTGAGATCGTATTCGTCGTCGGGAGTCGGGAACAGGCGGAGGATCTTGGCTCCGCTCCACGTGGAACCGTCGAACATGGCCTTGCCGCGAAGGGTGTAGATGCAAGGTCGTCCGGTGTTCTCCGCGTCGTCGCCTTCGTTGTCGTCCCAGTCCTGTTGCGTCACGAAGCGCAGCGTCTCACGGCGGTCGGTGGCGAACTTCAAGGACGGCTCGACCATCTTCGAGAAGTCGGTCGGCAGGTCGTAGTCCTGCTGGTCGGCGACGGTGGAAAACGACCCTTCAACGAGGAAGTCCGAATGGACGTACTGCCGCCACATCTCGTTCTGGGCATCCGACAGAGCCCACTGAATCTGCTCGCGCAGAATCGTCTCGTCGGTGGCGTAGTCTCCCCGCAAGGCGTACGCAACCCTGTTGATGAGGGTCGAAATCTTCAGCGGGGATGACATGGTGGTCAGCCTTGGGTCACTTCATCCGGGAACATCATGCCGGTGTAGACGCTGCTTCCGGTGCGGCGCTCGTTCGTGAACGTCGCCGGCTCGTTCTCGTCACGCGGACGCCAGTAGGTCGGGTTCGTCTTCGTGAGCCGCTTCAGGAAGTCAGGCGAAAACTGGTTCTTCCCGATCGCCTGAACGAAGGCTTCCACGAGGCTGATCCCGCGTTCCCAGCTTCGCTTGCAGATGGACTTGATCTGCTCCGCGCTGAGGCTGAAGCCGAGCGGCCACGATCTCGGGAAGGAGATGCTGCCCTTCACCACGCGACGAAGGCGGCGATCGTCTTCGCGGGAATACTGGCAATCCACCATGCGAACGCGCCCGGAGTTCGGGTCGATGATGAACTCCAGGTTGTCGAATGGGACGAACTCGTTGTCCTCCATCTCGTCCCACATCATCTTCTGGTAGTCGCGCTGCCCATCAGGGGCAGAGCGGAAGACGAGGCCCCTGGTCGTTGCAGGAGCGGAAGGCTTCGGAGTCGTGGCAAGTTCAGGCATCAGATGATTCTCAGGAAGTAGCAGAGCCAGTCCAGGAATGGGAGTCGGTACGTCGTCGAACCATCAGGAAGGTTGGTTCTTGCGAGCGAGCGTGCCTTGTTGGAACCGCAGCAAGGATTGAATCCGTCTCGGTTCTTGACGAAGTAGGACATATGCCGAAGCACGCCGCAGCTTTCGCAGCGTAGGTACTCGCGAAGGCTGCGGCGTGGCTTCATGGTCAGACGCAGCGGAAGTAGACCTTCGTAAAGGTCGGCGTCGCGCTCGTCTGCGCTGCGAGCGAAAACACCCCGTAGTGCGAGCCCGCGACGTTGGAGGCGGCGGCGACGGCGATGATGAGAGTGCCGGTGGCACTGTTCATCATCATCAGCGGATCATCCGCAGCGACGTCGGTGGTTCCTTCAACGAGGGTCGTTGCGATGCCGTGCATCGTCACCCAGACGAGATCGCCAGCCAGCGCGTTGCGACCGCCGGGGCTTCCCGACGTGGTGTTGACGGCACCAGTCCCGCCGATGCCCTGGTAGGCGCCGATGAGCTTGTGCCGCGTCGCGGTGGTTCCGACGTTGGTGATGGTGACCTGCTCGCGGCTCTCCTCGGTGGTCAGCGCGGAGATGACGACGGAATCGCCGGAGGTCAGGGCAACGGCAGTCTTGAACTGCCCCTGCCCCTTCTCGGCGATGAAGCCGACGCCTTCGTCCATCGAGAGGCCAAGTCGTTCTGTCCAAAGCATGGTGTTGGCTCCTCAGTCCTCGAAGACCGTCGAGTTGAAGCGCGGGTTCTCGCAAGCGAGAAGGCAGCGCAGGACCACCCACCGGACCGCCGACAGCGAATCCCGCGAAGGACGCGCCTTGAGCAGCTTCATGTTCATGCGGGGGTCCACGAAGAACTTCCACGTCGAGGTGTTGAGGAAGTAGTACCGGCCGTTTCCGGCGGTAGCGCCTCCAAGACCGGAGTTCTGGGTGGATGCGCGATCATCCTGGATGATGGCAACTCCACCGAACTTGATGTTGGCGATGAACAGGTCCACGTCGCCGATGCGGGCAGCATCGCGCTGGAGGAACTGCTTTTCCATCGAAGCGAGTTCGATGTCTTCGTAGAAGTCACGCGACATGAGGCAGACGTTCGGCGCGGAAACGCCGACCTTCGGGAAGGTGTACGCCTGCATCAGCGCCTTCATGCCTCCGTTCGGCTTGCCGGACGTGTAGCCGATCTTGTTCACGTCAGAAGCGACGCCACGCTGAGCGCAATTGATGGAGATGTTCTCCAAGTGCGAAACCGAGTTCGTCGGTACCGCCGCATCCCAGTTGTCGCGAGTGACTCCGGCGATGGTGTTGTCAACCTGACGCGCCTTCCAGATGTCGGAAATCAGCGCGTACTCGGCAGCGGGAGATGCCCCGCTGTGATCGACCGCGTAGAGCCACTGTTCCAGTCCCACGAGGCGCTTGGAGTCGATGGTGTTGCCGCGGTGGATGTCGAGGTCGATCTCGTCGCGGAAGGTGAGGGCGATCTGGTCGAGATCGAAGTCCATCCGCGAGAAGAAGGACTCGGTGTCCTCCTCCAGCTCGTGCGTCAACGCCTTCATCAGAGGCATCGCGTAGTTCACGGGCCGGAGCAAAGCGCCATGCGGTCCCTGGTTGGAAACCGGGGTCAGGGTGTCGAAGCCGTCGAAGGCTTGGAAACCGCCGGCCTTGGTGTCCATGTACCGAATGACATGGTTGCGTCCGAGAGGCTTTTCAACCTTACAGACCTTGTTGAAGACGTGGGCGGCAGCGGTGGGGCCGAAGATGAGATCGGCCGCGAGCTTGCCGTTCACGTACTGGTCGAGGTTGGCAACCGCCGTCGTTTTGTAGGTTGACGGTGAGCGGGTTGCCGGAGTAGCGACAGCCACGGTTCAGGTTCTCACGTTGAAAGCGAGCTTCGCCACGCCCGAGCGAGGTCGTCCAGGGTCATCCCGGATTGTCGTGCGATCTCGGACGCGAACTGCGAAGCTGACTTGCCCTTGGGATCTGGCGGCGCTCGCTTCGGGGCGGGCACACCCGAGCGGACCGTTTGCGAAGCCAGCGCGGCGGCGAGCGTGTTCCCGTTGGCGGGTGTCCCGTTCTTGGCGGGGGCCGCTGCCTTCTCAGGCTGGGAGGTCTCGGTCTGCTGGTTTGCGCTCGTTGGCGACAGTACGCGCATGGCGAGTTGGATTCTCTCCTGCGGCGTCTTGTCGGCCATGAAATTGGGGTTCTGCTGGAAGAACGCGATGACGTTCGCCTTTTCTTCCTGGGCGTTCGGAACGCCTGCCGTCGCACGCTCGTAGCGAAGCTCAGCAAGCTCGGCCTTGACCTGCTGAAGTTCCTTCAGTGCAGGCTCAAGAATCGGAATTAGGTGCTCGCGGAAAGCCCGCATCGCCCCTTCCTTCACCGACTTCTGGCTCTTGTCGTCGAAGTCCTCGAAGCCGGAATCAGGGTAGAAGACGTGGGGCTTTTCTGGCTCTGCCGATGCCACGCTCGTCTGCGGTCCACCCTGGAGCGCCTGAAGCGCAGCCAGCATCCGAGGGTTGGACATGACCTGATCGGCGAACTTGGCCTTTGCGGAAAGGTCCTGGTTCTTCTGGGTCCACTGAGCCTGGAACTGCTTGGTCTTTTCTTCCGCAAGTTCGGCCGCCCTCGCGTCGATCAACGCCTGAATCTCGGGAGTGATCTCGGCAGCGGGAGCCGTCTCGGCCTGCTCACCTTCGGGAGCTTCGGCCTGTTCCGGCGGCACCCCGATAGCTTCTTCGGCCATCGAGGTCTCGCCGGAAGTGCTCATGTCAAAGAACTGGTCGATCGCTTCGGCAGACGGAACGTCGGGCATCGTGGTTCAGTCCGATCAGTAGTTGTTCCGAGCCTCGGCGCTCTTGATCTCGCCCGTAGCGTAGTCGGGGCGCAGGTTGCCGTCGCCTTCCTTGAAAGTCTGGATCGTGCTGACGTTGCGATCCATGATCTTTCCGGCCAGGCTTTCGCCTTCGGTGTCATTCACCATCGGTCATCTCCGCGAGTTGTTCATCGGACAGGCGCATGACGGGGGCTTGGGGCCGGAACTCCCGGCCATGCTTCCGTCTGAAGTCATCCTTAGCCTTCTCGGCCGGAGTTGTCAAGTTAGAACTCCGATCGTGATAGCTATGCCCAGTCTCCCTCATGCACCGCTCCAAGTCCTTGCGGTTGCCGAAGGTAGCCGGGCCTGAGAATCCGTCCGGGCGGTCCACGTAATCGTGCCCGTTGTTCTTGCACCACTCGCGGGTTTCCGGGCTGTCCAAGTCAGGAATGCAGCCGGGATCGCCAACGTCATCGTAGGTGTAGTGGTTGAAGCGCGCCCGCCCGCTGCCGAAGGTTGATGCCGTCCCGATGTAAGCCGGCGCTCGGTCCATCTTCGGCTCGGGCTTGGGACCGTAGTACTTCACCCACCGCCCGGTGCCGAGCTTCGTCCATCCATTCGCGTGGGAGATCGCTTCGCGTTCCTCGATCGGCATGCACGCGAGTTCCCACGAACTGCGGATGCGCGGCCCGGTATCGTAGACGGGATCGGCCTTGGGGTCGTAACGGTCCACGATGGCGGCGGTAGCGGCTGCGCGTTGCAGCTTCACAGTGTCCTGCCAGAACTCAGATCGTTCCGCCCAGAACTTTCGCGCCCATCTTTCCCGACGACTCGCCATCACCCTGCCTGCCTCGGCTGAGATCCTACGCCGCGCATCTGACTCTGGCCACC